TCCCCCGCCCCAAGACCCCAGACAATAAAAAAGCCCCTGGGTAGGGGCGGATCGTTAGGATTTGCTTTGGTCTATTTTAGTCGGCTAGGGCGTGGGCTAGGACTACCAGCGCTTCATTGCGCCAGACGATTTCATTAGGGGTTGGGGGACTGGCTTTAACGACCTTCTCAATCTCAATTAGCAGCTCGGAAATGCTGGCGTAATATCCTGGGGGGTTAATCATGGTTTCGTTTCCGGGGTTGGGTTTGCAGTAAAGCCCCCTAGGGAGGGGGCACTGGGTTTAGATGGCTTGGTAGCCTAGGAATCGGCCATTTTCCCAGACCTCTTCCAGAAGTCCTTTGCACTCATCCAGAAACCAGGCATCAGCCAGAGTGAGGGCGAAATGCTTGGCGAATTCCATCGCCGCTGTCTCAGCATCCACCAGCTTTTTGAAGCCGTTGGGGACTTGCTCCCCGTTGATGCTCAGATAGTCATCCAGGTCTTCCGGCTCATGCTCGGTGGCGTAAACCACCCATTTGCCGTCAATCTTTTCAATTAGTACCTCATAGTCAAAACTCTGACCATCGGGGATCATGTGTTCCGGGAATGTGGGGGCGAAAATCTCAGCGTTGACACTGCGAACGCCGAATTTGTCTTTTTTCCAGAAGGTGGAGGTTTTGGGGGTCTTGGTTTTGGTGGCCATGGTCGTTGTCTCCTTGTGGGGTGGGTGTTTCCGTTTCAATAAATTCAACATAAGTCTATTCTGTTATTCTGTCAACACACTTGGCAGACTTTTTTTTGGGGGAGGCGGCTCCCCCCGTGGGCTTAGTAGATTTGCCGCCCTTCCGTGACCAGCACGTCATAGCGGCGACCGTCCACGTTGGCACCGGACTGGTCCCGCCAGTGGGGGGCGATCCGGGGGTTGTAGGCAACCTTGGGGGCATCCCCTACCCACTCAGCGGGCACAGGGGACTTGGGCCACGCCGTAACCGTGTCGGCATCGATCCATGCGCACACCGTCTTGCTGGCCCCAGCGTTGATTTTGCGGGCCGTGGCGGGTTGGTTCCGCAGTGTGCAGCCATGAAGGGTCAAGTCGGTCATGGCGGGGTCGTAGTAGGCAATCTCCCCCGGTGTGGTGTCCTTGACCTGCCAGTGCATGAAGTGGGCACCGGCTGCTAGATGGAATCGAACTTTGTACATGGGATCCTCCGTGTGTTTTCGTTTGCTCCCCTCTGCATTGTTCCGGGCTTGGGACCGGCATAGGCTGCATTAGAGCGGGGGGCGGCCCCCGGACTGCCTTAGTAGCAGTCGATGGTCTCGACTTGCTGAATGGTGCAAGCCTTGATGTCCAGTCGGACACTAGCAAAGCCATCGTAAAACCGCTTTGCATAGGCGAAGGCGTGATCCTCGTAGGATTCGAGAATGAAGCCATCGTAAACACGGGGCAGCATATCTTCCCGCTTCCACAGGTCGCGGTGAGCGGTGCGGGTATGCACTTGGCAGTGCAGGTCAACCGCAACCGTGATGTCTACAGAAGAGCCATCAACGAATGCCAGGTGAATCTGCCAAAAAGTAGGGCACTCAATGTCATCTTGAAGAACGTGCAGCACTTTGGTGTTGGTCATTTTCGTTTTCCTTGGTAGTGTGGGCTGTCACTCTGCATTTACACGGGCTTGTGACCGTCAGTGGCTGCATTAACAAATCCTTGTCGTTACGGTTTGCTGTCTTTTCCGGGGCTGCTCTCGCTCGCAGGTAGCGGGCCTCTTTCGGGGGGCCAACCCTCTTGGGTATGTAAATCAATATAAGGGAATACTGCTACGCTGTCAACACACTTGGCAAAGTTTTTTTAGCTGGCCCAAATCCCACAGTGGGGGGGTCTCTCCGTAGTCGATTACGGTTACATGGCTAGAGCCAATTTGTTAGCGCCAACAAAAAGCCCCCTGAATTGGGGGCTGCATTTCGCTGGGGTTAGCCTAGCAGGGAGCTAGCTATAAAGTTCGTGGATATCATCTCGATTGTATTGAAGTCCCCGTTGATACTCCTCAATGGTCCATTGCAAAATATGGGGATTGATGGTCCCTAGGCGCATGAGGTCGGTCAGCCAAATTGAGACGCGGGCATACAGCACGGGGTCTTGGAGGGCGTAGGCTGTGACCAGATAGGGGTGAATCCAAACACCACCGCCAGAGGAGCGATCATATCAAAAAAAGATACAATAGCCACAGTAAATCTCCGTACTAGATTTGCTCTGCCCTAGGGGATGGCTGTCCCGCTAGGGCTTTAACCATTTTAACCGAACTCCCGATCAATAATCTCCAGTGCCTCCAGCAACGGCATGGTTTGCAGCAACTCATCCAGCCGCCGCTCATGGCCGCTGATTCCCTGTAGGTGAGGGGCTGCGGCTAGTATGCGATCGGGGAGGGAGTGCCAAACTGCGGGACTGCTCTTCCCGTCGTGATGATTTTGCTCAACCCCCCAAGTGTCCCCCGTCATTTTCTTAAACGACATCCACCCATCCACAAGAAACCGCCGAGCCAGTTCAACCTCAATCCTGGGATCCATCAGAACAGCCCCAACTGACCGCTGAGGCTCACTGTGGGGCCATCTGCCTTGTGCTTGCGGATGAGCAATAGTTCTTGGCGTTTGGGGCGGGTGCGGGTTTTGCTCTGACGGGTGATTCCGGCTGAACTGGCTACGGTCTCTTTGTAGTGCCGTTCCCAATGCTCCTCTGGGTAAAGCTCATCCACCAAATCGCAGGGGTAATAGGAGACCGCAACACAGGCGGCTTCCACGGTGTTCAAGGCTGCGGCCAGCCGGTAGTGCAGGTCTAGGCTGTCTTCCTTGCCGCTGGTTTTGTTGTGGGCGTAGTAGTCCTCCAGCCCCACATAGGGAGGGTCGGCATAGATGCATGTGTGGGGCGTGGCCCAGCGCTCAATCACGGCCACAGCGTCATCGTTTTCGATATAACACCGCTTAAGATGGTCGGTCGCGTTGAGAATGCGGGTGGGGAGGGAGTGCCAGCCGAAGATACCTTCCCCGTATGCCTTAACTTCAGATGTGTCAAAATTCCAGCAGCACCCAGGTCTTCTCACTGTACTCATCCACCCATCCACCAAATATCGCCTAGCCTCCTCAATCTCATCCAGATCCTCTAGGTTGCCGTCTCCCTTGCCTTGGGCTAGGCGGTGTTCTTCTCTGCTGTAGGGGGTGAAGGCTATGGCATGGGCCAGCGCTTCGGGGTAATCCCGGCAGGCGCGGAACAGTTGCACAATGCGGCTATCGGCATCGTTCAGCACAGCACGGGGGTGGTGACCACGGGCGCGGATTTGCTCAAAAATGCCCTCACTGACCAGCCGAAAATAGACGGCACCCGACCCCACAAATGGCTCACAGTAGATTGACCATTGAAACCGCTTGAGATGCTCAATAATCCACGGGGCCAGTCGTGCCTTGCCCCCAACCCTGCCAATGATGGGCTTGACGCTACTCCCCATCGATCTGCCCCGCCACAAAATTGACCACATCATCAAAAGTAATGAGATCCCCGTCTAGCCCGGAGCCGACAAAAATACCCAGCCAAAAGCAAATGGCATAAAACAGGGTTGTGGTACTGAGCAGAGAGAATTGCTTTTCGAGTTTGTCCTTGTCCATGGTTTTCGCCTCAATGTTATGCCCATCATACCAGGGCAACATCATCAACACATACAGAAAAAATAAAAGGATCCCCCAGAGAGAGATCCCACAAGAGGAGAGGAAAGATGAGTTAATTCTACTCCTCTTTTTTTGTGGAATTTTTTCCTAGGGGGTCTTTTTCTTGTGCCAGTTGGTTGCTGCAACCATTGCTGCTGAATGCTGCCAATTTGCTGAATGATGACAGACTGCTGCCACTGCTGGCAGCATCCGAAACCCGCACTGTGCCTACATTACAGCCGACTGCTGCCAATGCTGCCAAAATTTTCGCCGCGCCGATCTCAACTTTTTTCTGCGATTTTCATTCCTCTCTAAAAAAAGTGGCAGCATTGGCAGCATCCAACCTGAAACCCTTGTCCCGTCTGGCTTTGGGTATGCTGCCACAAGTGCTACAACGAATGCTGCAAACAAAAAGTGGCAGCATTCATTTGGCAGCATTCAGCAGTCAGCAGCGGTTTAGTACAGGCTTACTCTGTGACAGTCAGCCAACAAAAAAGGAGGGTGTGACCCCTCCCCTGTGGAAACCTCTCACCAGCATTTTATCTGCGGCGATCGCTCAGTTGCCAGCCCCGGTATTGCTCCAATTCCCCCCTCAATAGCTTGCGAAAATAGTCAGGGGTGAGGCCGTGGGACCGGGCAAATCTTTGGGGAACCTCGGTGATGGTGTAGACCTTCCCCTCAGGACTCAGCACACGGGGGGCCAACTTTCTGCGCCAGTGGTTGATCAGTTGAGAGGATACCGGTTCCCTGAAAACCCGATAAATCTGTTGGGAGGATCCCCCGCTGGTTTTGCTGGCGGAAATCAACCGGCAATCCTCAAGCCGCTGGCTGATGTGGTAGCAAGCCCCTCCAAACATTTGCCGCTTTTCCCGGTTGCTGACAACCCAGGGAAACACATCCTGATCCAGGCTCAGCAGATAGAGCCAGAATGCAAAGGGCTGGGCTTTCAACCTGAGTTCCCGGCCTATCTCCCACAATTGGAGGTCGCAGTTGGTCCCGTACCAGCGATCGGGGATTGGCCCGTAGGCATCGCTCACCAGCTTACGAGCTGCGGCCCCCCAGCCATTGCTGGCATAGCGGAATGAGTCTCGTTCAATTTTGTCCGGCGAGATGGTGCCCCGGTAGGAGTCCAAAAAGCAGCGACCCCGGAACTCCACGGGGGTCTTGAGTAGGTCTGTGTTTAGCATGGCTGCCCCTTCATGCTTAGCAACCCCACATCCTGCACATAGCTTTTGCCGTCCCGCAATCCTTGGCTAGCGGTTGCAAGCTCAATCCCCAGATAAGCAGCATGGGCGGGGGCGATCGCTGGGTTGTCTAGGCAGATTTCCCGCATCAGCTTCAGCGGTTTCGTGCCTTGGTAGCGCCGCACTTCCTCCCCTGTGGGACTGGTCTGCACTATCACCAAATGCCGCCCCTCAACTTCAATCTGGAAATTTCCCGCAGGGTCGCCATAGGTCGGCTTGCTTTTGCCGTAGTGGTTTGCAATTAGCCGGTCTGCATTCTCCCAGCAGTCATCGTAAATATGGGCGCTTTGGCTAATCGTGATCAGCGGCCCCATGGTTAGTCGGAACCCGTGGCCCTTGACCCGTTCAAAAATATGGCGCTGCAAAGCTCGTAAACCCATGGCATTGGAGGGCCACGCGCTAAACATGTCATTGGAGCGAAACGTGGCGGTTAGGCTCAACTCCCCGTCAACCACCCGCAGCCAAATGTGGTTTAAGCAGGGACTGCCGCCCTTCTCATGGTCCTTCACGTCCCACAGGTTCATCACTGCACTAGCCGCGTCAATTTCCCCCGCCAATTTCTTGACCACCTGGTCAATTTGGTCCACCCCAAACCAGGACCGCAGCCGCTGGCCATAGGTATACTTGACCCCCTCCTGATACGGGGCATCGGCCAAAATCTGGGGAATGTAATTACTGATTGCTTCCCGGTCTACCGGCAAATAATTTGGTTCCGGGAAATAGCCTTGCTCTGGCTCATCCGTCACCACTGCCACCAAATCAATCAACTCTTGCCAGTTGCCATCGTATCCTGTGGGGCGGATGGTCCCGGTGGTTTTGATGCGGTGGACAATTTTTACCCAGGTCTCAGCAATGGTGCGGCCCTCAATGCGGTGACCATAGCGGGGGCCGGGTAGCACCGTTGGCAGAACTTCATGGGGCGGGAAGGCTTGGGGCTGCCCCCACGGGATTGGGCTTTGGGGCCACAGTGGGGCAGACTCCACAAGGGTATCCAATGACTCGTAAAGGTGCGGAGTTACCGAGTCCCGAATGGTTTGGAGCCAGAATTCGGGAATCTCGATGTCAATAAAGGCCGGGGCGGTACCCTTCACGACCCAGCACTCCACCCCCGTGTCGGTCTGCCCCTGCTCAAACCCCCAGTAAAAAAAATCCCACAACCGAAAACAGGACTGGGAATTGCGGTCTTCCTTGGTAGCGCTGAGGATGATTAGATCCCGAACTTGGGGGTTGGCTAGGAGATTTCTAATCAGCGTAGAGATGCCCCGTGCAGGGCTGTAAAGCTGGCCGATCGCGGCGTAGGTTGTGGGGTCTAGCTTGCGGGCTACGGCTTCCTTGACGGTCCATCCTGTCACGATGACGGGGGCACCTGTGCCCAATATGATTTGACCAGCTTTTTGAATCGGTTTATAGGTCATGGCTTGTGAGTTCGTTTACTGGGATTATTTTACGGCAAAATAAAACCCGCAATGGCTTGGGGCGATCGCGGGGTGGGGTTGGGGAGCAGGGAAGATCAGAGATATGCTCTTATTTCTTCTGGGGCACGTCCCCAGTCGATATCTTTGCCGTCTGCCTCCCCATCATAAAAGAGGTCGAGGTCTTGGATGGCATTCAACCAATCCCGAAGATCAGGAGTTATGGGGAGGGTGTGGCAATCAATGCCACAATTTATCAGAAGCAGTTCCGCATCCTCCACTTTGTCCACGGTTTTGGGTCGGGTGGTGGTTTCCGTGCGGACTTTCGCGCCGCTATCCCACTGCTTTCCTCTGTAGAAGGCGGAAGAGGGAAGCGCGAGTTCGCTCTTGGTTTCTATTTTTTGAAGCCGGATATCCTTGATCATGGTTTCATCCTCGTTTATTTAGTCTAGGCTGACGCTCGTTCCTGGGGGGAAGGTGTCCCCCTCTTTTAGTACATCGCAGGCAGGATGCACCCACCATTCGCAGTACTCGTGGTAGGAGCCATGGCACCGCTGGATATATCCATAGCGGTGAACCGCCTTTTCGAGGGCGACCTTAGCCGCCTTTACGGCTTCTTTCAGTCGAAGAAATCCTTCGACTTCCGGGCCGATCCCGGCCTGGGCCTGGGCCTCCCGCTCATGGCGGGTCTCTTCAAGACGCTGGGCCTCGATCGCCCACTCTGCTTTTTTAGCGGCCTCTGGGGAGGCCAGTCCTACTTCGACAAAAGCTTTTGCTAGCTGCATATTGCCTCCCTGTGGTTTCGTTTTTTTGAATCTAGCCCCACCCCGTTGCCAGGGCAAGGCTTGTAATGCGAACGGCGACCTAGAACGGAACTAGGTCAAAATCCTCAAGACTGGGTTCCTCTCCATAGAGGTAAAACAGTTTGCCCTTCCCAGAGGGCTGCTCTGCGGTAACCAGCCCCGCACGGTTAACCCACAGCAGGGTTCCGTCACTGGTCAAATGCGTTGCATCGGTCATTGATTGTCCTCCCTGTGGGCTTGTGCTTTCGTTCTGCAAGTATCATATATGCAACACGGCAACCTGTCAACACACTGGCAAAAGAAAGCCCGCAGCTATTGCCACGGGCTGGGATGAACGTCTTAAGGTGTGGATCATCATGAAGTGGCTAGATTTTAGCCTAGTTTTGCCTCCCAGATTTCCACAAGGGAGTCAGAGTCGGTATAGAGGAACCGCAGTAGGGTCACCTTAACGGATTCAGATTTGCCCTCAAGGGTGTAATGCTGCCCTGGTTTATAGGTCTCGCCCCATGGGAGGCTCACGGTTACGGTTGGCATGGCTTAACTCCTGACTTGAACCGGCATCACCAGGTACAGCACTCGGTCAGCCCCCAGCGGCTCAATAATGACGGGGGCCGTGGCATTACTCAGGCTGATCTTGGTTTCGGCAGAGCCTGAGATTTTGAGACCATCCTGCAAGTATTTGCAGTTAAAGGCAATCTCCAAGTTGCCGCCTTGAATTTGGGCATCTAGCGCCTCTCTGCCGCTGCCCACGTCCACTGTTTCCACAGAGAGTAGAACTGATTGGCTTGTAACATCAATGCCCAGCTTGACCACGTTGTTTTTGTGGTCTGCCAGGGTTGCAACCCGGTCGATCGCCGCTATCAGTTGCTTGCGGTCTGCCACAACCTCAAGGGCAAAACGCTGTGGAATCAGTTGGTTGTAATTGGGGTATTGCCCATCCAGAGTCCGGGTTGTCAGGCACTGGTCACCCCAATGGAAGAGCAGTTGACCCTGATCAAAATAGAGGGCCACGGTGTCATCTTCCTTGGATGGTGCCAGCAACTTCTCCAAGTCCCGCATGGCACGGGCTGGAATGGTTACCTCAAAATCCCAGGGTTCTGGCTCAGCATCATCCGGTTGCGCCTCAAACTGATACCGGGCAAGCCGATGGCCATCCGTGGCGGCAAACTCCAAAGACTGCCCCCGTGCTGTCAGATGCACCCCGGTCAGCACTTGCTTGGTCTCATCGGTGCTGCAAATGCTTGCCGTGGATCGGATGCCAGTAATCAGGGCACTAGCAGGAATTTCCACAGCCTCACCCTGTGGGGTTGGCAGGTCGGGATACTCCTCTGAGGGCATCCCCATAATTTTGTAACGCCCCCTGCTAGTGGCAATCACCATTTGCTCCTGAAGGTCAAACAGGATCGCCTCATTGGGGAGACGGGTCACAATCTCGCTAAGGGTGCGGGCGGGAAGGGTGATGGTGCCCGGTGTTTCCACAGTGGCGGCAACGGTGACCCGAATGCCGATAGATAGGTCAAATGCGGTTAGGGTGATGCGGCTGGAATCAGCCACGATCAAAACATTAGAGAGGATGGGGTGACCTGTGGATCGTGATGAGATTGCCCGTCCTACCATCCCAAGGGCGGCTGCAAACTCATCCTGTGAGCATTGGAATTTCATTTAGGCACGTCCCTGGTTTTGGCGAATGCGGCTCACCTTTTCCCACGGGTCCAAACCTGCAAAGCCTGGGTCATTGCCACCGGGCACCCCAGTGATGCCAAATCCCGACTTTTCGTTTCCTTTGAAATGACGGGCAAACCAAATATGGCTCGGATCACCCTTCAGTTCCTCAATTAGTTGCCGCACCGTCTTGGGCACAGACCGGCCTTGGTCAACCACAAATTCGGGCTGACCATCTGGCCCCACAACCTGAAGCTTGCCATCTGGCCCGAAGGCGACCCGCCCCTGTAGCGCATGGGCAACTGCTACGAACTCACCGGGCAACCCTTCAGCCTTGTGGAACTCCTCTTGGAGCAATTGGTCCCGCTTGAAATTGGTGTACTCGGTTGCGGTTTGGTTTAGCCGCTCCTCAAGTTCCTGGATGCGGGGGCGAAATTGGCCTTCAGTTTCGGCCTTGGCTTGGGCCACAATCTGGGCTTGCTGAGCCTCAATCTCTTGCTGACGCTTGGCAATTTCTAGGGCTTCTCTGGCCTTTTCAGGGTCCAGGCCGCTAAATGCTTCAAGCTGGCTCTTAAGGGCTTTCAATTCCTTGGCATATTGCCGCGCCTGTTCCCGCTCTTTGCCTAGCGCCCCTTTGAGGCGTTCCACATCATCAGTCGGTTCGGGGCTGTCATCGGGTTCGGTCTCAATGCGGTTGATGCCATCCCATTGTGGGATAGCGATATTGAGGAGCCATTGGGGGGAACGGGCAATAAACTTGGTTTTCATAAGCATCACGCTTTCTTGTGGCATCACGCCGGTCGGTTTTAAGTTTACCGCAAAAATAGATTTAGATAATGTGTTGACAGCGTGGCAGCAATATCCTATATTGGATTCAGTTCAGAAAACGAGACCTACAGAGGACAAGCAAATGACCTTCACTAACACTGCCGAAGCCAAAGCCCACTACGCCAAGCTGATTGAAACCGTCCCCAGCCAACTCGATATTTTCCGCAGCTTGGACACTGCCCGCAGCTTCTGCAACCGTTGCTGCAAAGGTCACGCCGTAATCATGCTAGAAGATGGGCTGGCCGCTGTAACAACCCTCAGGCTTGCTGCACGGCTAGAAAAGCTAGGCTATGAGTTTGCATAAAGCCTAGCCAAGGAATCCCGGCCCCAGTTAACCGCTGGGGCTTTTTGGTGTCTAGGGCTTGCGTGCAGACTCATGCAGGATCTTGGGCACAGCATTTTCCCACAAAACCTTATGGTGTAGCCGTTTATGGTTCTGGCCCAACTGAGTAATTCTGACGGCAGATGGGCAATACATGATGGTGTAAAAGCTTTTGACGAATGTACCAGCGTCTAGATACATATCAGTCAGCCCGCCCGGATTTGACTGCGTTTGTAGCTGAGTGATTCTTGCATCATGGACAGACAAAAACAGCCCACCCTTGTGCCCTAGTGCAACATAGGTGTTCACATCATCATTCATCCTTCCAAGGAACTGAAAAGGCTTGTCTGTGGAACAGAAAAAAGTCTGCATTACTTTTCTTTTGCATGATTTCCTTGTTCCACTGCCACCATAGCCACCCATAAAATCTCCCCCTTGAGCCATAGCAACAGAGAGGAATGGTGTCTTTTCCAAAAAGTCAACGAAGGCATTAAATATCTCATCAATACTCAAGAGTCGTTTTTGTTTAATCACTCCTTCGGCATTGCAAGTAAAAGAAAACTCTGTGTAGTCATCATCCAGTTCCACGAAATATTTGTAGCCAAGTTTTTTGGCAATAGCAAAGCACTCATTTCTGGCATAAACCACAGATGCCCGACTGTCTCGGTTGTCCCCTGCGTCGGTGACTTTAGCCGCATCAGCTTTGCAAAACTGAATAACCTTGTCGCCGTAGTTTTTGCGATATTGCTCCACTGTGGCATCTTCATCATCCACGACAATAAACCATGGTCCTGTGTAGCCTGAGTTCCTCAATGATTGCAAGGTTCTAATGTTGTCTGGCCGACCGTGACTGAGAATGAGAACACAAAAATCTTTCCTAATCATCACCGTAGTCCTTGGAATACTGAGACCGAATCGACTCACAAAGCATTACATAGTTTTTCTCGATAGCTTGGTCAAAGTCAATAATGACCAGTGCAGAGTCTTCCATAAGTCTTTGGATCTCAGGGGATGCGCCTGCATAATATTCTGCGATCTTGCCAAAGTTAAAAACAGTATGGCGGTATGCTGCCATCTTGAGAAATTCCACAACATGGGGGTCATCAATGTCAGCATCAGAAATCCTCTTTATCATTTCCTTTGTCTTGTGTGGGTCGTAAAGGTCTGAGATGTCTGGATTCTCCCCCGTTGGCGTGTAAATTGGTGCCTCAATCTTGCGGGTATAAACTTCCTCATCCCCGTCATCATCAATGTCCCCCTCCATGTCCCAACCATCAAGCCCCTCTATTTCCTCATCAGTAAACAGCCAGGAAATATCAATCTCATCCGCCACAACCTTCAGAGCGTCAATGTCCCAATTAAGGCCAAGTTCAGAGGCTCGGTTATCAGTAACCGCCAGCTTTTTGGCCTTGGGGTCTGTGGATAAATCTAGGTCAGTCCGTTGTACCACAACAACGCGATCGCCCGTGGTCTCAACGATGACCACATCCTCAATCCCAGCATCTAACGCGGCTGCGGCGGTTTTGTTGCCAGCGATGATGTAGCCGTTTTTGTCCACAAGGATGGACCGACCGGCCCCCATTCTGCCAGGGATTGCTTGATAACATTGCGCCCCCGCTCAGTCCCTAGGTTGAGGTTGTTTGGGTCTTGCTGTAGGTCAGAGAGTTTTAGTTTTTTAGCCATGGTTTCAATTTAGGTTAACCCCGCATCAATATTCCCATCCCGGATCGCCCTCCCGTTGTGGGACCGGTAATCCCTAGTAGTGCCCGGATGCGGTTTTTGATTCGGGCCATTTCAGAGGTGAAGCCGGTGGTACGTCTCCCCCCCGGTTCCCACTCCAGAACGTCAGCTTTGATTAGTGCCGCGTTGACACTACCTTGCTCAGTAGTGAGGGCTGCATCAATGGTGTCCAGGGTATCAAGGTCGGCTTGGATTTCAGGCACCAATCCCGGCAACTGGGTTTCAGTCCGCACCATTTGCGCCCTTACGAATTCCTCACCCTGGGAAGTGAAGGGCTGAATCTCCAGATATTTAATAACCCGGATCAGGTCGTTTTCCACAAATAAGGTAAAGGCCATTTAGAAATCCTCATCATCACTAAGGTCTGCCGGTTCAATCTGTGGGGTTGTCTGCTCTTGGTTTCGCTCGGTCCCCAGCCGCTCAAGTTCTTGCTCCACATCAAAATTGGGGGGCAACTGGCGACCCATCCGCAGCAATTCCAAAAGCGTTTGGTGGCTCAGCACCCCAGCATTAAAGAGACCCAGCAAGGCTTGAATCTCCTGAGGCTCCAGGGGAACCTCCAAAACGGATTCGTCTTGCTGAACCTCAGTATTGTTTTCCTCACCCGTGAATAGACACCACAGGCCAAGAATGGCTTTGACTGCTGAAGCCTTGGCGCGGGCATAGCCGGTTAGGGAAGCACTCAGGCTCATTGCCGCCAAGCTGGACTCCGTTGCCGTGCGGGATACCTTGCTGCCTCCCACCAAAAACGCCCCCGTCTCCCGATCAATGTCCCGCTTGATTTCATCAATACTGACCTGAAGCGCCGCGATCGACTGCCCCGATATTTCCAGCACCCCAACATCATCCCCCTGCATCAGTTCAATAATCCAGGATGCCCCTAGGGTCATGGGTGGCCGCAGTTCCAAAGGGTCTTCGGACTTGCGCCACAGCGTGGGACAGTTGACCCGGTACTCAATCTCATCCAGTGCCGAATCTTTTTGGAATAGCTTGATATTGAGCAATGCGGCTTTGTAAAACGGGGGAATCTCAGTCCCAAAGGGTGAGGCCGTGAACGGGTAGCAGATTAGAGGGATTTGGGGCAGATTGGAGACCGTTGAGGAAATCGTTACCACATTGTCCCGGTCGTCAATTTCCAAGACCTCATGCTGAACCCCCGCATCAATCAGACTGAGGACGTGGTAACGGTGGACCGATTTGGTGCCAAAGCGACCATCTTCCACCCGCTCACAAAGGCCGACCGTAACCTGGGTCAAAACCTGAGACCCACCAATATCTACCAGCCGCCAATTCAAAACCGACCGGCGATCGATTAAATGCAGCTTGGGTCGCACCGGATTGACCAGCCGATCCGCCGCAGTCCGTTCCCCCGTGGCTGGGGGTGAATCCACAAGGATGAAACAATGCCGGTCCCGCTGAGCCATGGCATCGGCATTCCGCAGAAAGCTTTTTAGGTCTGCCCCGTTGCCGTCAACATCATCCTCATACTCCTCAAGGCTTGGCGGATAATCGCCAATCTCGAAGGCTGTCAGTAGCCCAGCATTGGCATCGATCGCCGGTCTAATCCGGTTGTTAAAAACTGCCCGCGCTACCCGGTCCTTGTAGGGCTTATCCCGCTCATTGTCGGCCTTGGGTAGATAGCGCTCTTTTACCCCGTAAAGGTCACCATAGCAATCTCCCACAACGGTTAGGATTGGGGCCATGTGGTCATAATCGGGGTGATGATAATCGGGGCGATCTTGGGGATTTGTGGCCATGGCTGCTGTGGGTTTTTGCTAGAGTTCCCATTTACCCAAACCGTGCAGGGCTAGCCCCCATGGCTCCCCGCTTGCGTTTGTAGATATCGGTGGCAATAGCATAGCGGGTTGCATCGGTCGCGTGGTCTTGCTGGCCCGGTGCGGGGTCATCCAGGAAATTGCCGTCTTTGTCCTGCTTGCGGTGGTAGGCCGCCATTTCCTCCCACAGTAGATCACAATGGGGAGACCGGAACAAAAGCCGGTTGTGGTATAGCAGCCCATTGATGGAATTGTTGCCCTCAGAGACTCCGGTAAAGGCCGATCCAACCCGGCAGTTTCTGAGGGCTTTTTTCCACACCTCAATCGAAGCCGGTCGGTCGTGCCCACAGTGAATGTGGCGGATGCCCCAACGCTCTACCATCTCGGTCGCCCGTTGCAAATGCTCATGAGCTAGCACGTTCTGGCCCGTGTCGCTGTACCAATATTCCAGAACCCAATAGGTATCCTCCCCCAGTGCTGAGACCACTCCCACAACGGAGAGGGCCGGGTTTACATCCCCCCAGTCCACGCCTAGGACAACCCGATCAAACCGTTCAGGCACAGCCTTGACCTTGTGGTGTTGGTCCAAGTGGTCAAAGATTTGGCCGGGGAAATCCTCAAAGCTTGCCTCATGTTCTTGGCGGAAAATGCGGGGGGCTAGGACTTGGCGCGATCGCTCAATTTCTGCCAGCGCTTCCGGGGGCAGCTTGTCATTGTCGGTCGTGATGTAGTGGAAGCTTTTCCAGTCATCAAAGGTTTCCGCCCTCAGGTAGAACTCATGCAGGTGGTTGATCTTGCCCTTGGGGGTGCCCGTTATCAATGCTGTGGAACCGGGAGTGTCGGCCATGGCAGGAACAATGACTTCATCAAAAATGCCCCGCTTCACGTCTTGGAATTCGTCACAGTTGATATGGGCAATTCTGAGACCACGGGCGCGATCTCCATCCTGGTCATTCAGCCCTAGGCAAATGATATCGGGCCGGTAAAATGCCCCTCCCTCAGGCTGGACAAACCGAATGGTGTAGTCAGAACGGTTTATCACCTCAACTGTGGGATGGTCGGTCAGCAGATTTAGCAGCGGCTTCCAAAAGATTTTCTTACATTGGGTGAGGGTGGGCATTGCAAACACCACAATGGGGGGAGACTCTGGGCTGTAAGCATAGCGAATTCTCCCCCCCGTGGGATTGGGCAACCCCAACATTGCCGCCATCAATCCCGTCCTGAGAGCCAACCGGCTTTTGCCCCAACGTCTCCCACAGACCACAACCCGAAACCGGGCAAAGTCAGCAAAAACTTCAGCCTGGGTCTTGTGCAGTGGGGCGATCGTTGCCGTCTTCTGGGAAAAACTCAGTTGCTGCCCGGTCTGCAACTTTGCCCTGAGGTTCGGACTCAGTTCCGTTTGAAATTGTATAGCCAGCGGCCTGAACCGCTTTGAGATGGTCTGCTGTTCCAAACTTCAACCCCAGCAACTCAGAACGATGGCGACTGATTTCTAAGCAGTGCCAGTATTTTTCCTTGAGATAGGACTTGTTATAAAGATCATCCATCATGGCAATCTCACGCGCCAAGAGTTCCTCCCTCTCAGCGGCAAGATCATCCATCATGCGCTTTCTGGCTTTGGCAATGTAATCATAGGCAGTACGTTCTACCACCCCCCACTCTTGAGAGGCGTACTGAATGATCTTGTCTTTGGGTTCACAGCGTAAAAGCAGCGTATAAACCACGTTGATACGCCGCTGATAGTCTGCCTGTCCTGTCTTGTAGTTTTGCTGTTTCTTAGCCACCGATTCCGCCCTAGGCTTTTCCCTTTAGCCTACACCGAAAACTCAATAGTGCCATCATTCCCCACAATAATCGGGACAGAGGCACCCCCTGCAATGGTGTTGAGACTGTCAATTTCCTCAGGACTCAGCGGCGGATCCAATACCTCAATCAGCCCATCCCACAGGAATTTAATCTCTACCCCGATTGTGGAATCGCTCTGAAACTGCCATAGGCTTGAGGCAATCACAGCCCCAACCGCTGGGTTTGAGTTTAGCACCCGTTTCCACCCACCATCGGCATACAGGGCAATCCTGAAGGCTTTCCAGTCTGGGGGAGTGGGGTCCACCCAATTGTCCACAATGGTTTGAGCTGCGGCCCGTTGCTCCTCTGTTGCCTCAGGCTTAAAAACAATCCGCCCGGTGTTGTCAACCGATTCAATCGGCGCAACAACCTCGATCGCCAAATGCAATGCTAAGACATTCATATAAAGATAAATCCTTCAACACCAACAGACTGATCTCCAGAACCTTCGTGGTTTGTTAACCCTGATGTTTTCTCGATCAAAGCAAAGAAATGATACCCAACGTCTGTAACCTCTCCATAAAAGCCAGCCCCAACCGACTGGGCACTTGCCGAAACAGTCTCGACTTGTTGCTCAAAAATGAAGCCACTTGGGGACAATACCGTGTTTTTTCCAATCGCAGAGTATGCACCAACGGACCCTTGCATTGCTTGGACGTAAAACAAATTAAGTGGAACAGGTAGCCCACAAACAAAGTAAACAGAAGCGTTGCTGGTGTCATTGTTTATGGCTCTCCATGCCCCTCCCGTGTTAGATGTCCAGCTAACAGCGGCAGTGTAATATTTAGCCAAAACACGACTTACAACATTTGCCGCATTAAACACAAATCGGCGAGTTTTTGAGTCCTCGCACTGACCTGTTGTTGCGGTTGTCCGAATCGTGCCTAAATAACGCCGCTTGTCGGAGTTTTTAACCCAAATTCCTTCAAGCTGAGAAATAGAACTAGCGCGGGTCGAAGTTCCTGCGCCGCTATTGCTCCACGCCACAGCCTCAAGGGTAAGGGTGCCGGAATTATTCCACAGGAAAAGGTCATAATTCGTGTTAGCTGCTAACCCTGAAAGGCTCAGGCTCCTCTCAGTAAACTGGTACAAATCCCAACGGGTTAGCCCTGTGTCATACAGGGCAACATAGTCCCCAGTGTAAGGCGTGTAATAAAGCGTAGTCTTGGCGGTCTGGTCAGTTGTAGAAACAGGAACCCCAGTCTCTAGGGTCAGCCGCCCTTGTGCTACAGCAGCGATTCCAAGCTGGCGGAATGCTACAGCAGACGCGATAGACTGGGCATCTCCCCCAAGGGCTTGCTCGTAAAGGTACTGATCGCGGGATGCCAGTTCCCGAAAAAACTTGCCGGGGAAATTGGTTTCATTCCCGCCCAGTGCGATATCTGTAATTTCTGGCCGAGTTACTGGAACCCAGCCATCGGAATCCGTGATTGCAACCATGGCCTAAATTTAACTTTTCCCTAGGGTTCCCACAGGTTAGATATTCTTTTCACCGTCAATTTCCTGGTCGCCATCCAGCAACCAAGTCCCATCCAAAATCAGTAAATTGCTCAGCAAGGAAATATCGCCAATCCTCAAGTCCAGCAATGCAGACCGGGCATTTTTCCACTCATTAATCAGCCCTAAGATCAGTTCAATCTTGTCTGTGGAAACGTTCGATCGCTCTGGGTCCAGATACACCACAAAAGCGGCCAAATGCTTGCCCGCCAGGATTTCCTCCCCATTCAGTTGCCACCATCCATTCAGGCATAGCGGTGGGTTTTCATCCACTGTCGCATCAGGATAGCCGACCTTTTCCATGGCAGTTAGCAATGCAAATGGGGTGCCTGATCTGCGGTTCAGTTCAATTGCCGCCTCAATCAGATCCCGCCTAGCTTGTTCAGTTTCTGCCAGCCGCCAACCCCGCAACCCCCAAACGTTGAACTGCTGAGCCAAGTGAGGCAATGCCCCCGCCGTAACCGTCTGGGGATAATAGACCCGCAGCAACAAATCATGGTCAAGTTCCTGCAACCGCTCGATCAACTTTTCCAGGATTTTGAATCGCTCATCAGCAACCGTGGGGGGCAGCATCGTCATGGTTTAGCCCTCATTGGTGCCAACAATATTGAGAACCGGATCCCCGGTGTGGTTTGCCCATTCAGTTTCGGCAACCACAATATCTGTGGCAGGGCTATTGAGGGTCACGTCATAGACCCCGGCCACCCCCGTAATCACGCCGATAATTTGGCTCCTGACAATATCTTGGCCAAGTTGCGATTCCCGATCAGTAATATAGGCATCCACCGCCGCAGCAATTTCAGTCGCCAATAGCACACCGTCAGCCTCATCCAAAAGGGTGATATCAGCATCAATGGTGAACCCGGCAGACGTGGGAGCCTTCACCGTGACGATATCGCACAGGGGGCGAACCTGGTCATTGTCGAGTGCATCCTGAACCTGTGCAATCAACTCAATGCTAGGCAGTCCCTCAGAGGTTAGCGGATAAACGTCCACATAAATCCTCAGCAATCCCCCGGCATCGTTGAGGGGCATGACCACTGAGGCATCAATAATTAGCTGGCTAACCGTTAAAGTGTGGAATTTGTAAGCATCGGCGGGACCGGCAACCGAGAACTGCGACGGGGCCAATTTGATGCGGGTCCGGTAGGGGTCATCAGCCTCAACATCTGCCCCGCCCGTGCTGGCTGTGGTGTTGGTCACCGTTAGCGTTAGCCCTGGGATGGGGTCTAGCAATTGGTCAATTTGCCCCACAGTAAAGCCATTGCCCAATATGCCAGCGGTGCCCGCAGTTGCCTGAACCGTGATGGTGGTTTGGCCAGCGGCGATCGTGGCGTTCTCATCGGTGGCAAACAGGACTGGGGCACCGGCTACCCTTGCGCGGGTTCCGGCTGGAATCAGGGTATCTACGCCACGGGGGGCGGCTAGGGTAAATTGCAGGGTAAGGGCGGCAAAGCTTTCCGGCAACCGGGGGGCACCTACCAACGCCCCAAGCTGATCCAAGTGGATACCACTAGCTAGGTTTACCAGGTTTTGCTCCCCAGCATATTGAATCCCGATTCTCAGCAAGGTTTCTCGGTAATTCAGCAAATTAATTAAAAGCCGCTCAGCTTGGCCGGGAAACAGGGTCTTGTCTGCCAGAGATTCCCACAGGCTGATAATGTCGGCCTCTGTCGTGGCCGGATCCCGATTGATAAAATTTGGGGTCGCCAGATTGCTAGCCAAGATCCACCTCTGTTGTGCCTTCCAATGCGCTTTCCGATAACTGCCATTTGGCTTTAACTGAAACCTTGCCCTGCACTGCCTGAGAGCGATCCACCGCAATGCCGGTTAGGTCAAGCCTAGGCTCCCAGGTCTCGATTGCGTCCACAGATTCCCGAATAACGTAGGAATCCACCCGATTTACCGGATAATCAATAAAATCCCAGATGCCGGTACTAAATAAGGGGCGGTGAACATCTGACCCCTGTGGAGTCCCGACAATCACGGTTAGGGTTTGGTTTAGCTCATCCAAATCCTGCACCGTACCCTCACCAAACAAACGGAACCCCCACCACCGTGCCACGATCTGGTTTTCCGCCAGCAACGCGGGGGCCGCATCCAATTGGCTAGCCCACCAATCGGCTAAAAGCTGGAAATCAGGGTGTGAGGTGATGGGGTCCACAAAGTTGAAATCAGTTGGGTTTGGTCTAGCCTAGGGTTCCCCCGTGCCCTATACTATTTAGAGAAAGGGCAAAAGCCCACAACGAAAACACACCATGACACAGCACCTGCAACATCTCAAGCCCAAAGCCTACGGCTACTTAGCGGTTAAAGCCGTTAACTGGAAAGAGGGATCCAAGGAAGCCATCAAGCGCTACCAGGAACATTTGGAACCTGTTAAGTCATTTCCCTCTGAGATCGAAGAATTGTTTGCCCATGTTTGCCAGGGCACTGATGAACTGACTGACCAGAGCAAGCTTCGGAAAATCCGGGCAAATGCCGAAACCATTTTTGGGCCGGAGCATACGCCGGAACAGTTGGCGCAAATTAAGGCAGATTTTGCCAGTTTTCTTGAAGATTTGGAGCCGTTCTTTGATGAACTGGCCGCAGCAAACTAAAGCTTGAACTCCTCAAATTAAAAGCCCCGGTTTTATCCAGGGCTTTTTTATTGGTCACTTGCGGGGGATTCGTTTGGCCTCTAACCGGGCATCCCACTCTCGGAGTAGTCCCGCATCGCTCAGCACATCCCGCAGTATTGCCCGACAGTCAGGATATTCATCAGCACTGGGCATGACACCGGGCCAGACAAACCCAATCAGTGCGGCCTCAGAATCTTGGCCCTCTCTGAAGGCTTGGAGGATCTTGCCTTTCTGTTGTGGGGTTGCATCAGCGGCGATCGCCGGTTCAGTTTCGTCATCCACAACCTCAGTTTCCACAACGGGGGCATCATCCAGCGGGTATTGCCAGTTAATGTAATCCCGTAAATCAGCAACTTGAAACACCCGTGGGGGACCGCCGATTTGGGTAAGGCACAAGGGAACCTCGGTCCCGGTTGCATCCTTCACCGTGGCGGCTAATTCTTGGCGGGTCTCCCGGTTGGGAATCATCGTGAAATCGTCGGCAATTCTAGCCAGTGTCTCCAGCCGATCCTTCCGGCCTTGGGCAAAGATGGCCATATTGTCTCGCACCGTGGAATCGATTGAGTTTTGTTTAACCAAGTGGCTTTGGGTCACCATCCAAACCGAAACGCGATCCTCTCTGCCCATGAAAATCAGTTGCTCCACACGGGAGGCCGCTTGGTCGGCTTTTTTGGGGTCAAGCCGTTTCAAATCCTTAAGCATACTGGGCCATTCGTCCAGAATCACCGTCAACAACGGATCGGTTGTTGGCTGTCCAGTCCGTTCCCGAATATCAATGCGGCGGGTCAGTTCCTTGTAAATGGCATCCAGAAACTTGGGCAGTTGGTCTACGGTTTCAGGTCGGACCCGCAAATAAGTTTCAGACCGATTCAGCCCCATATAGGAGCTGCCCTTGGGGTCTGCAATCCAAAATTCACAGTGGCCCTTGGTGGTTTCGTAGCGATGCCGGATTGCTCCACAGAGTGAAGTCGTTTTGCCGCTGTCTGTGATGGCAACAATCAAGCTGTGATTTTGAGAGGCAATCAGCGGGGCAATGTTCTCTGTTGGCAAACCCTCAGAACCCCAAGGGGATTCGGCTTGCGGGCGGGGGGCCACTGGCTCAGTAGATCGGGAAGGCTGGGCAGTCTGTGGGGCATCAGCGGGGGTGGGGTTGTTGACCGAAATCTGGGGATTGAATTGAGGGTTGAACTCGATCACGGGATTATTTTCGATCACCGTGGTTGCTGCGGCTGTGGTCTCGGTTGACTGGTTCAAGGCTTGAGGCTGTGGGGCTACGGGCAAAATCCCCATGTCCCGTTTCTCCTCTTCCCGCTGGCTGACCACTGCGACCCCACCCATGGTTCCAATGCCAAATCCCACAAGTGCAGAGCCAGTATACGACGCGGCCCATAGCCCGGTCCCCATGGTTGCCAACATTAATAGACTGCTAAGTTTCATTTTCAATTTCTCCAAAAAAATAAGGGGGCTAAATGCCCCCAGTGTTTACGGTTTAGTTAGGGGCTTGAGACTGTTGCACAAAGTAGGTTTTGAAATTGTTGACCCAGAACAGTGCAGCAACTAGAACTTGGATGAAAACTAGAATCAGCAGGTTGGTTAGAATCCCAGAGAGGGACCAGAATCCGAACTCATCAACCGGGGGGTAGTGGGTCATCAGAACCCAGCCATCGACCCCTAGGACCACTAGGCTCACGTCATCAACGATTCCCAGCATCCGCGCCACATAGTTGTTGTAGCTCTCTTTGAGCTTTTTGACGTGGCGAGTGTCTTCCTCGTTAATGTCCAACTTGTAGCGGTCGCCTTCCTCTACGGACTTGACTGCAAACTTGATGTTGTCGCGGGTGCAAATGAGGAGGACCGGGGCGGTTTCAATAATCTGGATTAGGATGAAAACCAGAATCCCAAACAGTGCCCCGCCAAACTGAGAAAGGATATTTCCCACAGCATCCACACCCGGAACCCCAGACAAGAAACTGAGGAATTCCCAATCAATTGCAGAAACCAGGCGATTTCCGAAACCGATATAAGGAAGAGCATTCATCACGATTAGCTGGATGCCTAGGGCTATGGCCACACCGCAGAAAGCGTTGACGGCAAACTTTAGCCACTTACTATTTGATTTGGGCTTGGGGGATGACGACATCTTGAGTCTCCTGAGGTTTGATTGATGCTGTGGGAGTGTTGGGCTGAATGGGCTGACCGTTGGCGTAGTTCACAACTCGCCCATTCTGGATTTCGCCGGTTCCGCCCCACGGGTCGCAGACGATCGCCCCATTTCCTAGGACTGCCCCTTGGCTGCGGTCTGCAACGGTCAACCCATCGCTAACCGCTGTGTACTCGTTCTTTCCCATGGCCTCAATAAAAATGCACCGGCCAGAGCTTTGCCGTTTCATGGCGACTTCGGCTTGGGCTGCATTGATGGCGGCAGACTGTTGCAAGTTGGTCAGTTGATTGCGGGTAGCCTGTCGGGCATTCATTTCATCCTGTCCGGATGCCATCCCCACAAGGGTGATGAGGCCACCGATTCCTAATGCAATAAATTTGATGTTCACAGTGCCATTTCCTCCCAAATTCGTTGAGCTTCTTTTTCCTTTGCAGCCTCTTGCTTTTGGTTCTCTACTGCGGCCTCAAGGGTAACCCCCTCTCCCCCGCAGTAACTCAGTTCAACTGCCCATGGCTTGGGGTCGTTTGGAACCCACACCACAATGTCGTGGTTGTAGGCTGCATCAAAACAGCCTAGGGCTGGGCCGATTGTGGACTGTTCAAAGTTCCAAGGGATGCCAGGAAGCACCCGCAGAACTTCAGCCTTGAATTCCTCTAGGGTCATGCTGCCACCCCCTGAGGCTTAATCCGTAAACGCTCTTGAGGCTTGCTAATTTTCATGTTTCGGACCAATTCGAGGGCTTGCGCATGGGTTAGCCCGATTTCCACAGGTTGCCAGCGGAAAGTCTTGTCTTTCTCAATGTGGCTGGCGTTGTAGTCGTAAACCTGGACAATGTATTTCTGCATGGCTTCGTTTTCGCGGTTGGGTTTACTCGATTTGTGGGACTAGGACCAGGGGCACGGGGGGCCATATTCACCATCGCCTAGATGACATGGATCCTCATCTCCATGGTGGGACTGCTGTTCCCACTGCCCAGACGGGGTATCAAAAATCTCCGGGGGGGCTGGTTTGGATACGACAGCAACAATCCCAACGATTAGCGCAGCAGAGGCAAAAAGCTTTAACATGGTGGCAGTAATTCTGTTTTTAGGTTTGCAGGGCCGATTCCACAACGGGGGTCGGCTTTTTATTTGGAATAGGAGCCTGAGGTAGGACAACCTCAGATTTCGGCGTTTTTTCGGGCCAAATCCTCCGCGATCGCGGCGACGGCAGTTTGTTGGCCCCTAAAGGCAGCGGCTTGCAAATGCTTGTAGGTTGTGGCCTTGACCTCTGCCTCAACAAGATCGGCAAGCTCTTTGGTCCCTTGAGCCAAGACATGATTAAGGGCTGCTAGGGGATTGGTGGCACAGTCTAGGTTAGAGCGCATCTCTTCCATGTCTGCATCCAGGGACTGAATCCGGCTGGTGATTCCGCCGTAGGAAGGACGGGCAATTGTCAGGGCTGAACTTGTGGGACCGTCCACCACCAACTCCGCATCAATCACGGGGGTGTCCCGGTTTTTGATGCGCTTAAGCTTTTCGGTCCAACCATCGGACCAAACACGCCGATCCTTTGCAGACGGGCCAGCGGCGGCAAACTTGGCTGCGTAATCCCGCAGCATCTCTTCAAATAAATCGTCCGAAATCTCTTTGGACTCAATATCATCCCCCAACCCGGCAGCGCTGATGCTGCGGTTCAACCATTTGATCCAGTTCTGGCGGATCACTGCGGGTTTTACGCCGTACTCTTGGGCAACGATATCTGAGATGGTCAGGTCTTCCATGGTTTTGTCTCTGTTTTAGGTTTGCGGGGGAGCCGAAACCGTTTTGGAAACCGTTTTGGCTTCAACGGTTTTGGCCCTCCCTGAAATAGTTTTACCAGCATAAACCATTTTTTGCAACGGTTTCGATCCAAATTTGCCGCAAAAAACCAGCAAAGTATTGTCAGAACCGTTTCAAAACCATTACAGTGAAACGGTTTCACCCTCGAAAACCGTTGAGGACTATGGCCAAAAAACCCGAAAACCGTTTGGCGATCTCGCCGCTCTCTGAGATGTACCAGGATCTACTGAGGATCGATGCCCACATCGCTGGCAACACGATCGCCGCTCAAGCCCGATCGCTCCTCTGTGCCAAGCTGCTACAGCGATCGGATTTCCGCCAAGAGGCACTGAAGCACCTCGCCCAAAAGCGGGGTATCAGCCCTGACGAATTGAAGGCCCAAATCCTGGCAGGGGACACTGCCCCACAATAAAGCCAAAAAAAATGCCCCCCAAGTCTGAACCTCTTGGGGGGCTTAATCATCCTGTATTCTTCTTCAACTCTAGATTTCCGCATCCTGCTCAAGCACCTGCTGAGCAAGCCGCAAAACTTCGTCTATTGCCTTGGCATCTAGGGTATCACCCCGGATCACTTTTGCCGCCATCAGTGGGACGGCAATTTGCAGACGGGCCGAAAGCTGGGCAGACTCCACAGCCTCAAGTCGGTTCTTGAGAGCCATGACTTGACCGGCGAAATACTCAGTGGCTTGCTCCATGGTCCCCCGTCAGCATTTGGATCTGCCGTTTGGCACGGGCGATCGCCCGCCGATAGGTTTTGATCTCATCTTGATAAACCCGGATCAGGTCTTGCTTGGAGACGGGCCGCTGGCTTGCCGACTCATTACGGCTGCTGATTCTCATGGCAACAGTGCAGTCATGAGCTGATCCGCAGTCCAGTTAATCTGCTTCACGGCATCCCGCAAGGTTTTGAGTTGGGAACTATTGAGGGCGTAGTCATTTAGCCCTCGCTCCCACCGCCAGACGGTAACCCTCTGAACTCCAAGCAGGTTGGCAAATGCTTTCTGGTTTAGGCCCAATGCCTCTCTAATTTTTTTCATTGTTGTTTAGTCCCCTACAGGTCTCTTTAATGTTACACTACAACAACGCGCTAGTAAATGCCACCCCCCAAAAGCAAAACCCGGCAGGGGACACTACCGGGTTCCGAGAGTTAAGTCTTGATGGGGCATGAAGCACCAGCACTGGCCAATTCCGTTGAACACCAACCACTAGGTAATCATGAATAACCAATACGATGCCCGTATGTCTGACAATATTAACCAATTTTGGCCCTTGCTGCAATGGCTGCGGGATTGTGGACTCTCTCCCCTGCCAATTGCCCCCGCCCAACCCGCCGATCAGTTTCCACAGGTTGGGGCGGATGGCCAGCCCCGCACAGACAAAGACGGGAACCCCCTACCCCTGTTTACGGGCAAAAATCCCAGCTATCTGGACAAAAACGGGACTCCCCGAATTATCCGCCACAAAAACTACCAGGACTGCCTTCCCACAGATGAGGAGATGGCGGAATGGTGGGCAAACCCTGCCAACGGCTTTGGCTATCTCCACACCAGCCTAGCCCCCAATCTACGGACCCTGGACCTGGACCGCAAGAATTTTGACAGCCAGTCTGACTGTGATGCCGTGATGAGCAGCATCGCATCAGCTTTCCCTGAGGCATGGATCGATGGAACCATGCGGGGGGGTTACCACATGGCTTTTGCTTTTGAGGAGCCGCCCAGCTTCACGAATTTCGGCATGGGGGACATTGCCCACGTTGGGGAACTGCTAGGGCCGGGTCGGTTTGTGGCGATCGCTCCCACACCGGGTTACAGCCGGATTCAAGATGGGGGGTTTGCCCCCACCACTGTGGAATCCCTGGGAATCCACCCCCGCAAAAAAGCTACCCCCACAACCCCCGCACCTCTCTCCATGCCCCAGCAATCTTTTGGCTCAATCCCCCTGGAAATGCTAGGCAACCCTGAGAGCTTGGAGATCCTCAACGGGGCAAACCCAGCGGGCGATCGCTCAGCTTCTCTGGCCACCGCAATCCAGGAATGGATCGGTTGGGCAAACTGGTGTGATTCCAATGGTGTGGGATACCGGGGCACTCCTCAAGAATTGGCGATCGCCGCTGGCTCCACACTAGATATAGATGCGGATCGAGTAACCCGGATTCTGGCCACAATTGACCCGGCCAAATGCACCCCCGCTGCTCAGCATCTGGGCGGGGATGATGCTTGCTGGAAACGAGTCGCCAAACTCGATCGCCGCTACCAATCCAAAGCCTACCCCCAATCCCCCGCCCCATCCAATCAGAAGCCCCAACCCAAGCCCGTTGCCGCCCCCATCACCGCTGATGCTGCGGCTGAATTGCAGGATGCTGCCAAGATTCTGGAAACCCTAGCCTGCGACCAAATCAATATCCACGAACTGTTACCCGCTGATCTTGCCCAGCCCCTAGAACGGGCCGCAGCCGATTTGAATATCGGGATTGTGGGATTGCTGGCCCCCCTGCTCAGTGCTAGCGCCTCATTAATAGGAGGCTCCACAATCAGCCCTAAGCTGAGTTGGACCGAGCAACCAACCATCTGGAGTGCTGTAGTTGCTGCATCCGGCCAAGGGAAAAGCCCCGGACAGCGGGCAATCTTGGGGCCATTGACTAAGTTAGATGAAATCGCCGGTCAGCAGTATGACCAAGACTTGCTGCAATACCAGCGCGACAAGGCCGAATGGGAACGGCTAGCCAAAGCCCACAAAAAGGAATCTGATGAGGAATTGCCGCCCCCGCCTGAGCCGCCGAACTATCGCCACTATTTAATGCGGGAAGCCACAATCGAGACGTTGCTGGCAGAACACTGCAAAAACTCAGGCAGTCGCGGGATCCTGTTTCTGAAAGAGGAGTTGGCCGGTTTGGTTCTGGGGATGAACCAATACAAATCGGCTGGCAACGATCGCCAAACCTGGTTAGACCTAGCCGATGGCAGCTCAATCAAGCGGGCTACCAAGGCCGGAGTCAATCGGCGGGTTGACTCCAACATCTGTGTGTTTGGGGGGATTCAGCCCAAAGTGCTGGACAAGATGGCTGACTCTGAGGATAGCGATGGATTGTGGGCACGGTTCCTGTGGTTTACCCTTCCCTACTGCCCCGCTCAGTGGAACGAGAATGGGGGGTCCCTGGAGGGGCTACTACTGAATCTCTACCAAACCCTGGCAAAGTTTGCGCCGCAGAATTACACCCTAGAGCCGGAAGCCAAAGAACTGTTCGTGACCTACTGGACAGAGCAGCGCAACCGCGCCCTCAACTGCCCTAGCGGGATTGCCAACGCCTACAGCAAATCCCCCCGCCACGTCCTAGCCGTGGCTCTGAACCTTTACTTGCTAGCCGCAGCCACAACCCCCGAACTGGGAACCCCACAGCCTGAGATCCCCCTGTGGTGTATCTCAGCAGCAATCAAGGTGGTGAACCATTCCCTCAGTCAAATCTGCCGCCGCAATGCTGACACCGCTGTGGAACTGACCCCACAGCAACGCAAGTTGATCGAATTATCAATTGACTGGCAACCCGTGACGGGGGGCTGGATTAAAACCCGTGATGCCATCTCCCGGATTCGCTATGGGGGCCAACGGGTCAGCAGTGATGATGTCAAGGCACTGTTTGAGGAAATGGTTGCTGCTGGCCTAGGGGAAATCAAGACCACTGCACGGGGGGCGATCGAGTGGCGCTACAACGTCTTGACTGGCACAATCTCACAGAATGGGGATGCTGCAATGGGTGCTGTTAATGCTGCATTGAATGCTGCCAAACCGCTGAGCGATGACGGGATGCTGCCACGGTTGGCAGCATCCACGATCCAGGCGGGGCAAGGGTTTGAGCCGACAAAAGCCCCAGTGCTGCCAAATTCTCAAAAAAAGAATGACGAAAAAAAATCCGCTGAAAACGGCGCAGCAAAAAAAGTGGCAGCATTGGCAGCAGTCAGCCAGAACCTAGGCGCAGAGCGGGTTGTGGATGCTGCCACGAATGCTGCCACGAATGCTGCAACTGAAAAATGGCAGCATTCAGAGGGGACAGCCACAGCAACAGCAACTGTCACACGACAGCACCCCACAACTCAATCCGCCGTAGGCAAAAAAGTTCAGTATTTAGGATCTGATTCCAAGATTTTGAAGTGGGGGACTGAGTTCACAGTTACAGGATTTATCGGCCTAGATTGTGGAATTACTCACCCCCAATGGTCTGACCCCAAGGCTGTGAATCCCTATGACCTGGAAATCATTGATGGTTGATTCCTCTATAGGGGGGCTAGGAAATCCACCCCCCTTGTGGGATAGTTATTTAAGCCAGTCTTAAATAGATACTCACCATGAACGAAAACTATCCATGGCCCGACCTTGCCGGGTTTGACCCACAGAACACGCCCCACGATGTTGCCCTAGCCAATGCAAAGCTTCTCTACCGCAACAACCCAGGGGCGGCTCCCCTTGCGGTTGCCCAGTGGCAAGCCGCTGTAAAAATCAATCGCCAGAAATGGGAGGCCCTCATTGATGCTGCAACTGATGAGGGAGCCAGCTTTGATATTGGGGGACGGGATTGCACCCCTATTGTCAGGAACCTTGCCACAGGGCTTTTGATGGCCTCAGGCAAGAACCGGATTCCCATTGAAGCGGTGCCCTATATCAAATCCGCAGGGCGGCAAATCCATGACCTGTGGGGACTGGCTGGGATGCAAACCCTGATCGAGGTTTGCCCCAAACCTCTCCAGCACGACGTTGAGGATTTGTGGGACGGCATTGGAGGGTGGAAGGCATGATCGCTAAGCTTTGGCCCCCGCTGGGATGCAGCCCTGAGGAATATGCGGCCTACCTGCATTGGCAGTACCAGGATGAGACACCCAACGCTGGCACCGAATTTCTAAACGTCGTTGCCAGCCCCATGCCCCGGTTGGTCCGTCCCGCGACTCTTAACCAAAACCTTGGCGACAGTGATTTAGTTCTCAATGTCATAGTTGCTGCCGACAATCCCACAACGGTAACCCAGGTCGCCAAAGTCATGCCCTTCTCACGGGCCAAAACTGCCCGCATCATGGCGGAACTGGTCAATGAGGGCCGGATCCGCCGCAAGCCCCATCCCGTGAACAAGCAAATCCACTTGTACGAGTCATGAACCTAAAACTGAATGAACGACAGACATTTGAGCAGCTCAAGACCGCTGTGGAGTCCCTTGGATCAGCCATTGAAGCCGGAAAGCCAACTGCTGACCAATGGGCAGAAATAGACAGCATTGTGGACTATGTGAGCCGCACTCATTGGCAATTCCAGCCGACCCCCGAAACCCTGACAGGAATCGCCAAATCCTTGCGAGATGGTCACAAAGCCAGTTATGACGGCTGGGCATACACCCTCACCCCAGACGGCAAGATTCAGCAGACCGACCCCACAGGTTGTAGCCGCCAGTTCGAGATTCCGTGTTGACAACTTAACCCCACTTGCCTTATAGTTGCATTAATGAAACGCAAGGGGCTTCGGCCCCTCTAACCCAAGAAAACGAAAATGAACATCTCGTTTGGATGGACGGCTCAGTATCTCCCCCCGCACGGCCCCAAGTGCGTCACTCGCCGACTGTGGAAGTCTAGCTATTTTCAAACCTGGCAACGGGCTTATGACAAAGACCCTAGCCGACTCCACGGAGCACTCAATAAGCAGTTGTGTTATGGCGGTTCCAAAATCGGGACCATTCAGCTAACCTGCCGCCCCTACCTAGAGCCGCTGTGGAAAATGCCCTTTGAAGACCTAGAAAAGGAAGGCGGCATGGCAAAGTCAGTTGCTGAGTTTGTTGACCGTTATTTTGAGGGCGATTCAAGTCAAATCGTCGCAGTTGTGCGCTTCAAGTTTTTTCCCAATGAAGTCAGCCCCTAACCTAGGAAAACGAAAACCATGGACAAGAACCAATTCAAGTCTGAAGTCGCCGGAGTCTTCTCCGGCAAGGTAATTAAGGATCCAGACGTTCCCACAGAAACGGACATCTTCACCCTTGTGGTATCTACTCCATCTGGGGATTTAGTTGGCATAGCTTGCTACGTCCCGGCCCTTCGCCGGTACACATGGAGCGCGCATCGATCCATCCTTAACGATCAAGTTTTATATGGGCGGGGGAAAACCCTGTTTCAGGCTGTGCGAGATGCCAAGCCGAAGACTATTGCCCAGCGATACCAGAAATGGGTCGCATCGGTGGCAGGGATTCAACCATGAGCCAAGCCGAACTAATCCCACAAATTACCGGGGGGCACCTCCCTTTCATTCCGGTCTATCCCGGCAATAAATCCAAGTCAATTTATCGGTCCTGGATTTTTGGGAAGCGGTTCCAATGGGGGGCAGTTCTGGAGCCTTTTGCCGGAACCGGGGCCACATCCCTTTATGCCCGGTGCGATCGCCGGTTCATTGGGGAAGCCGCCCCCGATGTTTGGTCAATTTGGCGGTGCTGGCTGGACGGGAATTGGGATGCCGTCCAGTGGGAGATTCAGGAATATCGAAAAATGGCTCCTGATGTTGCGTGGCACCGGGCCACATGGGTTTATGAAAAGCCGGACCCCCACATTGAGACCCTAGGGCGTTGCCGCATTGAGTTGGCCGCAGCCTCCCTAGTTATCCGCAAACTGGCTTTTGGCGGGGTTGTCCGCCACAACAAAAAGGGCCAGTTGAATGTGGCCTGGAGTCCTCACAAGGTTGAGGCGTTCCACAACTGGCAAGCCCCAGCCCCCGCACCCTTCCCCGGTTGGAAACTGACCAAGGACTGGCGGGATGCTGTGGAATGGTGGCAAGAGGCTGACATTGCCGACAGCCTGGTTTTATTGGATCCCCCTTACTACTTGCCCTATGCACCGGGCACAGAACGAGGGGGAACCGGACTAATGACCCCCGCATACCGTGGCCATCAGCCCCACAGTGAGGAATGCCTAGCCCTAACCTTGGACCCGTTGCGGATGGTGGCAACCAACCCCAACGCCAAGCGGATTGTGGTCTGCAACTATTTTAGCTCCCGGTTGCAGATTGAGATTGAGGCCATAGCCCATGCCACAGGCCGAATGCTGAGCCATCACGACTTTGGAGCCATGAACCACATGAACCGGGGGCATGGCCAGCCCAAGGTCAAAGCAGTCGAACGTTTTTGGATTTTGGAGTGAAAACAAAAATGAGCAAGATTCAATGGACCGATGAGACGTGGAATCCCATTGTGGGATGCACCAAGATTGACCCCGCCTGTGCTAATTGCTATGCAGTGCGCCAAGCCTATCGCAATGAGGCCATGGGCAAGGCTTTGGAAGCACAGGGCAAAAACCCTGGCAAGCTAGCCCAATACTATGGGGTCTCTGATGGCAAAAACTGGACTGGCAAGCTCAATCTCTATGAACCCGCCATGGTGTTGCCGGACTCTTGGCGCAAACCCCGCCGCATCTTCGTAAACAGCATGAGCGACCTGTTTCATGAAAATCTGCCCGCTGTCCTAACCCAAGACGTTCTGGATGTGGTGCGGGACGTAAACCATCACCGGTATCAGGTGCTGACAAAGCGGCCCCACAGAATGGAGTCGCATTTATACGACAACTGCGACCCGCTAGAGTTTGGCCACTGCATATTTGGCTGTTCTGTGGGAACTCAGTCTACTGCGGATAAATTTGGCTGGCCGATGGAAAAGCTTGCTGGTTCTGGATTCAAAACCTGGGTTAGTGCTGAGCCGCTTTTGGGGCCGGTTGATTTCAGCGGGTGGGAGTTTCTGGACTGGATTGTGATTGGCGGGGAGTCCGGCCCCGGTGCCCGACGATTTGACATTAGCTGGGCGCGGCAAATCATTGGCTGGGCCAAGGCCAACAATATCCCGGTATTTTTCAAGCAATGGGGGGCAAAGCCTACCCCGCTAACGGACAGCTCCCGGAAGGGGGATAATTTTGAAGTATGGCCCCAACATTTACAGATTCGCCAATATCCTGAGGCGTTGTTGGTCTAATCTAGAACAGTCAAGAATCCACAGCTTCAGCCCCGTCACAGGGGCTTTTTTATTGCCTCACTGTGTACCACCGCCCCCGCTTCAGCACCTGCACTGTCTCCAATTGGTTCAGTGGAACGCCCAACGTTTGCCCCGGCATTTCCAGCCCCACATAGAGAACAGCCCATCGCCCCCGGTAGACCGTTAGAGCATGGCCCTCAAGCCAGCCCCCGCCATGGCACGGGGTTTTAATTCTGACCCGCTCAGCTTGATAGGTGTGGGGAAATGGTTCAATAATCACAAAAAAAAATACCCCGCGCTGGTCGGGGTCATAGCTCATTAAACTGCTGAGACAATTCTAGTGGAACACTAGACAGAAATCCCACAGCCATGGACTTTTCAGATAACCAAAAACTTCTGGAGCAATTCGCAGCCGCCCCCACTGTGGAACTGCGGAACCAAATTGCGACCCGCAACGATAAGCTAGCCCTGAAGATTGCCCACCGCTGTGCAGCTACCACAGACACGCCGCTGGCGGATTTAGAACAGTTAGCTAGACAAGGGTTACTCAAAGCGATCGAGCGGTTTGACCCCAAAACTGGCAACGCGCTCAGCTCCTTTGCGGTGCCCTACATCCGGGGGGAGATTCAGCACTACCTGAGAGACCAACGGCTGATCCGAGTGCCCCGCACTTGGCAGGAACTGCGGGACCGGGCCGACCGGGTAGCCAAGCGCCTGACTGATGCGGGTAGACTGGCCACGATTGACGATGCTGCGGCTGGGCTTGGGCTAGGTTCCACAGAGTGGGAAGAGATCAAAAATGCCACGTCTCCCCATCTGGCCGTAGCCATTGAGGAAAACGTGGCAATCGAAGATTCTGTGGAAGAGTCAGAGGAATCAGACCAGCTTACAGCGGCCCTTTGTGAAGCCATTGGCCAACTGCCCGCACTGCAACGGACTCTGATCACCGAATCATTCTGGGGTGGTCTACAGGAAAAGCATTTGGCGATCCGCCATGGCTTGACCCGCGCCCAAGTGCGCCAGGAAATTCAATCAGCGATCGGTCAGCTTCAGAAAATGGCGCAATAAAAAGCCCCTCTGTGGGAGAGGGGCGGGGAGTGATTATGCGTTGCAAGTTGCCTTGATGACCTAAAGATTCATTACTTTTAGCAGGGCATTTGCTTTGTCAGTTACCTCAATCAGCTTCTGCCTAGACTCAGGGCTTCCATATGACAGCGTGGCATCTTCGTGCTGAGAGGAATACCCTGCACGACAGGAGATGCCCATTTCTTTGCAGATGGACAGGGCTAGGGTTACCTGCTCTAGTGTGGGGTAAAACTGGAGTCCACCCCCGGTGATGTTGCAGCGGATTCCCTCTGCGGAGAGGCGATCGTCAAGCGCTTTGGCTAGCGCGTAGGGTCCGGGTTCTGCAATGAATGTGTAATAGTCTTGGTTTGTGGTCATGTGTTTGTCCCATGTGGTTTCGTTTGTCTGTGGGTGCCCCTAAGGAGGGGCGGGGGAAGTTAGTCAGGCAGGCTTGGGGCTAGTCTCTCAATCAGTTCATTGAGCTGGCGGCACTGTAAGGCCAACACCGTCAGCGCTAGTTTTTGATCATCACTCAGAGATTCTCCCCCACGCAATCCCTGGGACTTGAGGACTGCCGCTTCGTTTTGCAGTTTATGCAGGGTCTTGGTCAGTTGGTCTAGTGTGTTTGAAAACATGGTTAATTACCTTTTCACAGGTGATTCGTTTGCTTATGGGTGCCCCTCGGAGAGAGGGGCCGGACTGTGGGGCGCTAGGCGACTCGCCGCAGTTCAGCAACGCCCCATTTGGTCCGCCATCCCATGGAACCGAGCATGGCGGTGTCTTCGACGTACTCCACGGCCCCGCCCGTGGTTTGCGCCCAGCGGTTGAAGCGATCCCAGACCCCATTCATAAATTGATCCTCTTTGCGGCTGAAGAACTTTTGGCGGGGGGTGCCATCAACGTAGACTTGGTACTGAATCTTGGTAGCGGTCATTTGTCTAGCCTCCTGTGGGGCGCTTCGTTTTCTTTGATGTAATCATAGTAAGCTGTGCGGTGCTATGCTGTCAACACATTGGGCAAAAATTATTCAGGCTGGACCAACTCAGTGCGAAACCAACGTGTGGGGCCACGGTCTAATTCCACAAGGGTGAGGGCAGCATAGGGATCCGGCTGGATTGCCCGGACTGTGCCTTTGCGGCCTGAGGGAAGTTTGCATCGGGTGCCAATAGGGAGGGGGGTCATAGGGCTAGGATAGGGATAACGATTTGGTTGGCAGAAAAATGGATCAGTTGGCCCTACATCTCCCGGCAGAGATTGCCCCCCCGGAACCGCTTGATAGGCTGGGGCAGCTTGAAAGCGAATTTCTCCAAAGCTTTGTTACCGCTGGCCTAGCCCTCAAAAAGATACGGGATGAGGGGCTATTTAGGGCAAGATACGGGGATTTCGATACCTATTGCCGGAGACGTTGGGGCATGGGCAAAACCTACCCTAATCGACTGATTAAAGCTGCACAAGTTTCAGAGGATTTGCGGGCTGGGGGAGTGGGAATACTTCCCACAAATGAGTTTCAATGTCGGCCATTAACCGATGCTGACCTAAATACTGAGGAGCGGCGGGTGGCATGGCTGGCCTCAATCCAGCAATCGGGGGGCAGTCCCACAGGTGAGCAGGTGCGGGCAACTGTGGAATGGATCCGCCAGTCCAGGGCAGTCTTGGCACCGGGCACCCGATGCAGGGTGGTGACCGGGACGCATTTTGGCAAGGTTGCTGTGGTAACCGAGATTGAAGCGGGGGCAATCGCTTGGGCCGTGCCTGAAGACTCTGAGGAGACCTACCCCTTTATGTTGGTGGAATTGGAACCCATTGCAGTTCCACCAACGCTGCCCCCCACCCTTGCCGCCAAGCCAAAGCCCACGCTACGGCAACGGGTCAAAACTCTTGAGGAGACATTGCAGGAAATTGAGCAAGAGGTTGATTTGCCGCCAAACCTCAAGGAAAAGATCCACAGTTTGCTAGGGAAGCCGAAATGAGCGTTGCTGTCACCGTAAAAACTTACACCATGGAAATTTTACCCCGCCTCAATGGATCCAGCCTGTACCAAGGCGACCGGATCGACAACTATCAAGCCATTCTTGTGGGGCGTTCTGCCTACCCAACGGGTCATCCCCTCAAAGCTGCCGGGTTTCTAACCGCTGGCTACACCACAACCTTTGTAGCCAAAACCAACCCAGCCCTGGCAGATGATGGCGTGGGGGTGATTGCTGCCACACTGACCCCGGTGGATGAGGACACCGCTAGTTTGCTGCTGTTGCCTGATGCCACAAGCGGGATTGAGTTTGGTTATAAATCCTCCCTGCTGTACCAGTATCAAATCCAGATTTCCGATGGAGCAGACAGCATCTATACTTTGGATTGGGGCACGTTCCATTTGATCCGGGATGTTGCCTTGACACCTTGATTTTTAGCGACGAAATCGGCCCCTGTTTTGGCAGGGGTTTTTTGTTGGGGGAACCCTGAGAACAATAGTAGTGGAGCGGGTCTGTGACTGAGTTTCTGTACCGTGGCAACCGTGCGCTAGTGGTGCGGGATGGCCTCAATCTCTTACTCCACAACGGGGGGCAGTTCACCCTCGATCCGAATTTACCGATTGTAAAAAGGCTCGTAAATTGCGGTTCCTTGCATCCAATCGGGCAAAAATCCAACATTTTAGGAGGTGGCTGTTAGTGGCTATTACTGGATTTTTCCACGGGGTAGAAACCCGATATATCGATAACGTCCCCCGCAGTGTTCAGGTTGTTCCCAGCGCGATTATCTTCCTTGTGGGATCCGCCCCCACATACAAGGCAGTCAGCCCTCAGGCAATCAATGACCCGATCCGCTGCCAGAATGATGTCGAGGATTCCAACTATTTTGGGGCCAAAACCCCAGGCTTTACGATTCCCTATGCCCTGGATATTCTACGGGATTATGGCGCGGGCACTGTGGAAGTGGTCAACGTTTGGGATCCAGCCGTTCATAAAACCCAGGCTGAAGACATTGACTACACCCTTCCCACGACTGGGCTAAATGCTGACAAAATCCAGTTGGTCCGGGTCACCGGGACAGCCCCTAGTCAAGTCAAAACCACGATCGCCGCTGAAGGGTTGACAGGCACGACAACGGTAACCGGCAACGGTGGAACCCCCACCTATGTTCTCAATACTGACTACACCCTCAACACCACAACGGGGGAGATTGAGCGGGTTGTTGGCGGGGCCATCAGTGCTGGCGCAACCCTAGAGGTTACCTATACCTACGCCGATCCTGACACGGTGGATGCCGCCGATATTATCGGGACCGTGGTAGACAGCGATCGCACTGGGCTTCAGGCTTGCCTGGATGTCTACCCCCTACGCGGCTACAAACCCAAGATTTTGATTGCGCCCTGGTTTGCTGACCAGGATGCCGTCTCTGTGGAACTGATTGCCAAGGCTGACAAACTCAATGCCTACGTTGCACTGGATGCTCCGGTAGCAGCAACGCGGGATGAGGCGATCGCCGGTCGCAACGGCACGGCCCCTGTCGCTAACTTTGACACCAGCAATCGCCGCACGGTCTTGTGCTTCCCCCACATGACCAATTCCGATGGGGTGCTGATTCCGGCATCGGTGCATTTTGCCGGGGTGGTAGCCTACACGGATCGACAGTTTGGTTATTGGTGGTCTCCCTCCAACAAAGAGATCAAAAACGCCACTGAGGCAGAGCTGCGGTTGACCGCAGATTTTACCGATGAGACCTCAGACCTGAACGTCCTCAACTCTGTGGGAATTTGGTCCCCTGCCTACCGGGACTTTGGCACGGGCTACCGGGCATGGGGGAACCGTTCCGCCCGATTCCCTTCTGACTCCGATGTCACCACATTCATTTGTATTGGCCGGAATCTGGATATTACCCTTGAGTCGGCTCAGCGGGCTTGTTTGCCTTTTGTCGATCGCCCGATTAACGATGCCCTGATTGATGTGGTACTGGAGACCCTCAACGGCTTTGTGCGGGAACGGGTTCTTGAGGGAGCCATGTTTGAAGGAAGCCGATTTTTCTACAGCCAAGCCCGTAACCCGGTGACCCAATTGGCGGCTGGGAAAATCGTGTTTTCCTACGAGTTTGGGATGCCTACCCCCGCAGAGTGGATCATTCTTGAGGGGACTATCGACATCAACCTGTTTGCTCAGCTTGGCGCTTCTTTGGAGGTTCAGTAAGTAAATGACATTATCCTATGCTCTCGAAAACGCCACGGTTTGGCTCAATGGCAATACCTTGGCTGGGCACGTTTCTGAAATTGAACTGCCCGAATTGAATTTTCAAACCATTGACCGGGAAGCGCTGGGCGATATTGGGATCCTCCAGTTGCCCACACGATTAGAGGAATTGGAGTGTACGCTAACCTGGACCGACTGGAATCCAGAACTAGCGATCGCCGCTTGCAACCCGTGGGCTGTGGCCAAGATCCAAGTGCGGGGCAACGTGGCAGAACATTCCCCACAAGGGAAGGTTGCCGATTCCCTCCTGAAGGTTGACATCACGGGCCGGTTCCTGCAAAACCAGTTAGGGACCATTTCCCCCAATGAAGCCCTTGAGGTTGAAACCATGATGTCTTGCATTTACGTGAAGCAAACCTGGAAAGGTGCCACAATCTTGGAAGTCGATATTCAAACCCCAACCTACCGGGTCAACGGGGTCGATCGACTTGAGGCAATGCGTGCAAATATGGGCCGATAATCCATGGAATCTATTCAATTGCCCTCTGGGCTGGCAGTACGTCGCAAAACCCTAACGGGTCGGCAATTCTTCAAATTTCAAGCGATGGCGGCAAAAAACACCGCTGATGCTGGGGAGTGGTTCATCCTGAACGCCTTTGAGTGGGAGGATGGATCGCCCATTGTCACCGACGATCTGGATGAGGGTGGGAACCTGAGTTTTGATGATGTTTTGTTCCTTAACAAAATCAGCACCCAAACTTTTACCCCCTCCCGTCCCCCAGAGACATAATCATTCTCAGCAAAGAGACCGGATGGGGGGCCGCAGATTTATTTGATCTGGATTGGCATGAGATCCGGTTTTGGGTTGAGGAAGTCAAAGCCCTGCAACGGGACAGGGTGAAAGCTGAGCGACAGGCACAAAAACAACAAAGGAGGAAACGCTAGTGGCTGATACTTCAATGGAAATTTTAATTTCAGTTGCGGATCAGGCTAGCGGTCCTCTCAGAAGCATCATGCAGGGCGTTGACGATATCCAAGGGGCCGGTAGGCGACTTCAGGATGTTGGTGGCGCTCTGTTTGGCGTTGGGGCGGGAATCGCTGCGGTTTCTGCCCCTTTTGTTCTGGCTGGGGTGGATGCGGTCAGAACCGCCGCAGATGTCGAGGAGGCCACTGCCAACTTCAGCAAGGCCAGCAACATTGCTGGGGAAGAGCTTGACGAAATGCGGGACAAGTTCATGGCGCTTTCAAGGGAAATTCCCTTAACCGCTGTGGAATTGCTCACCATTGGGACGGAACTTTCAAAAATGGGCATTGCAGGGGAGGAGTCGATCCTGCAAACCACAGAACTGGTTTCTCAAATGTCCACAGCATTTGATATTAGCGCTGAAGATGCGGGGACCGCTGTGGGCAAGCTGGCGGCTAGTTTTGGGATGATCGAGGATGGGATCCCAGACCTTGGACGGCTTGAGGCTTTTGCCAACGTAGTCAACAACCTTGGCGACAGCATGGCTGTGACCGAATCGGAGATCCTGAACTTTGTGCAACGGGCCAGTGCTCTGACCGGGTTTGGGATTGACGAAAACGAACTGGCTGCATTTGGCGCAACCATGATCGAGTTGGGTTTGGCCCCTGAGGTTGCGGCGCGGGCATTCAATACCTTTGGCAGCGTGGTAGCCAATGCAACCAAGGCGACCCCCAAAGCACAGGCAGCTTTTGAAGATTTGGGATTTTCCGTTGAGGAGCTTCAGGCCCGGATGGCGGCGGGGGAAGGCACTGAAGTGATGACGGAATTATTCAACGCTGTGGCGGCTGAAGGTCCGGCAGCACTGGGGATTTTCACCGATATTGTGGGGGTTGGCTTTGCGGATGAATTGACCCGAATCGCCGGTTCCGCTGAAGGGGTAGGCAAGGGATTCCAATTTATGGAGGAATCCCTTGCGGGGGGCGGTTCCACATTGGAACAAAACGCCGAAATTATGGGCGGGACGTTTAATGCTGAAGTCAAAAAACTGGCCAACGCATTTGATGAGCTAAAGGTCAAACTGACTGACACGGGATTCCTGGATGGGATAGCGGGAATCGTCACAGGACTGACCGGGCTAATCAATAGAATCAATGACTTGCATCCGGCCATCCTTGGAACAATCACGGTGATCGGGGCGCTAGGGGCCGGACTTGCTGCGGTTGTTGGGGGTGGTCTTGCATTATTGGGGGCGTTGGCCACAGCGGCGGGAACAGTGATCCAAGTTTTTGGCGCGGGCGGGGTGTTGGCATTTATGACCCCTACACTACTCAGTATTGCCGCTGCTATCAAGGCCGCAGCAATCGCGGCAACTTCATTTGCTGCAACCTTTGTGGGATTGTTTGCTGCCCTGGCTGCTATCCCGGTTGTGATTTTCAACATTGGGGCCGCAGCCCAAGGCATGACCCTGACATTCCAAGATTTCTTCAACGTGATTGGCAATGCCCTGATGACGCTGCCCCAAAACCTAGCAGCATTACCAGCGGCGATCGCGGTCCTGATTGGCCAGTTGGTGGTCTCGGTTACCACAGGGATTGCTCAGATGGTGGCGGCTGTGGCTATGCCAATCACGATGATGGTGGCCAATATCTCAATGGGTATCACGATGATGATTGCGCGGGTCAGCATGGGCTTTGCTCAGATGGTGGCTGCCATTTCTGTGGCGATCGCTCAGATGGTGGTTGCCATGGCTACCGGCATTGCTCAGATGGTGGCCCGGATGGTGAGCGGTGCGGCCCAAATGGTTTCCGCCATTGTTTCAGCCGGTGCCCAAATGGTTGCTGCGGTTTCCAGTCTGGGGGCGCAATTTTTCGCGGCGGGGGCAAATATTATCAGCAGCCTAGTTTCGGGCATCCGGTCCAAAATTGGGGAAGCTCAAGCGGCGATCGCTTCGGTTGCATCAACAATCCGGGGGGCGTTGCCCTTTAGCCCTCCCAAGTGGGGACCGCTATCGGACATCATGGAGGCTGGCCCCAATATTGTGGGGTCAATTGCCTCAGGTATCACTCCCGGCCCGATCGCCGCAGCCATGCGCAACGCTCTCACCCCAGCTCAATCCCAGCTTTCCACAACCACAGGCGGGGGTTCCACAGGAGGGGGCGGGGCCATTTCGATTAACTTTGCCCCGGTCATCAATGCAGGGGCGGGGGCAGATGTGGGAGCCATCCGGGAAGTGCTAGAGCAGCAGGTGGAGCAAATTTTGCAGCAAATCCAGCAAAATCAACGGAGAGTCAGCTATGGCTAAAAGTTTCAAAGTCGATTGTCCCCACAAGCTCTGTGACGGGGTGATTCCGGTTCACATCAAGGATGAGTCTGGGGTCTATTGGTGCAAATGCCACGGGATCCAAGTGCGACTCCGGTGGGTGGACGGCAAACCACAGTTAAGCCAGGTCTGACAATGCCACAAAAAAGCCCCACGTCACTCGCTGCCGTGGGGTTAAATGTCTCAGAAAGATTGCTTTGATTCTAGCCTAATCCCATCCCATATCATCCGCACAGAGCAGGGCAGAATCATCCACCCGTGAAGGTGCGGCCCCAGCCCTGACCATTTTATTGATGCACCGCCACAGTCGGACGGTTTTGATATTGCGGCCCACCCCCTGGGATTGGGGCTGAGTTTCCGCCATGATTAAGCCAGTTGCCCGCAGTTGCTGCCAGGGGTTCAGTTCTTGCCAGTCTGCCACGGTCGCAGTAGGGGGCAAGGGTGTAAGGGGCGGGGGAGATGTGATCAGACTGTAGGCAGACCAGGCAAGGAAAAGCCCCGCCATGGTTTTGATAATGCGATCGGCAATTTGTTCTTGGGTTGGGGGAGTTTTCATTTTGCTAATAATTTGGTTCTCGCCTCAATAATAGCGGCAACTTGCCTTAAACTCTCCTCAGTAATCTGCTGTGGGGCCAGAAAAACCGTTAGCCACCCCTGAAGGGCAGCAAGCCTCGATTTTTCGTAATCTCTCAGCAGTCCCGGCCCGGAGCCATGCCCCCCCGGCCTACGCCTGCCATCTTTGCCCCTTACCCCATAGACCGCACCATTGATCTCGATCGCGGTTTGGGATGGGAAGTGGGCAAAGTCAAATCTAAAACGGCGTTTGGGGATGAGCTTAACCTGGGTTACCAAATCCACAGAGGGAAATAGATCGACCCATTGCTGAGCAAAATCCATTTCGGCGCTACTATCTATCTCCGATGCGTCAATCTCTTTGTTTCTCGCCATAATCCACACGAAAACTCATTTCTATTATGCTATCCCACAATGACCGTGAATTTTTAGCCCTAGCCAAAATTGCCGCCACAGGGTCCACCTGCATTTACCAATCTGTGGGGGCAGTCCTAGCCAAGGGCGATCGCTGGCTGTCCTCAGGCTGCAACCATGTTGCTGAAGGGCTGGAGTCTTGCCACCATCGCGGGCACTGCCGAACCCCCGGAACCGACTGCGGCAATTCTGGCCTTCCGTCCCGTGCCCTCCATGCTGAAGTTGCCGCCATCCTGCAATCCCCTGAATGCCAAGGGGCAACCCTGTACTGCACTCACCAGCCCTGCCTAAATTGCCTCAAGGTCATGGCTGGGGCGGGAGTAGCCCGTGTGGTTTATGTCGGCCAGCCAGTCACAGACTCAATCCGCCACGAATTCCACAGCGTGCTAGCCATTGAGGCCGTCCCTGTGGGGCAATAAAAAAGCCCCCTAGGGAGGGGGCGATGTGGGCTTAGTCGTAGCAGGCTCTCCAGCGGAAGCCATCATGGGTGAATCGCCGACCGTTCAAATACCGGGCTACATCATCCCCGGTCAGGTTCATCTCGACAATTCGCTGGACAAGGCCCACAGCAGCCTTGCCTTGTAGGCGAAGATAAATTTGCTCACGGTAACCATCAACCCGTGCCGTACGCAGGGCGTGGGACAACCCGTAGATGGCGGTGCGCACGTCCTGCGCACCTTCGCGGGTCCGGACGGTTTCCATTTGCCGGAAGGCTTTAACAATGATGTCCTCTAGCGTCATCTTTGAACTGATCCGCTTAATCCCTAGCAGGGCGCGGATTTCACCGGGGACATGGGAGGAAGGGGCGTAAAGACTGGGGGTTTGTAGTTGGCTGGTCATCGTCTTGCTCCTTGCCCGGTGGGCGTTTCGTTTCCTGGACTGAGTTAAATATAAGGGAATACTGCTACGTTGTCAACACATTGGACTAAATTAATTTCGGGGGAACCCTAACCAAAAGACTCCCCCGCTATGCACCCTGATTTATTTGATCTCATCTCGTTTGGTGCTGCCTTAGCCAGTACCAGCAAGCTTGCCCTAAACTGGCTTCAAAAGCGGGGCAGTATTGCCAAGATTCGCGCAATTATGGCAGATGGCAGGATCACCCCACAGGAGGGGGCTGAACTGCGGGCAATGCTGCTGGCTGATTCTGTGGATGCTGTGCTTTTGATTTTGGAGGGCCGCAAGGATGGCGAAAAGTAGACTGTGGGGACTGCTGGGCGATATTGAATTTACCCTTGCCCTTGCCCCGGAAGGCTTCAGCCATGAGCGGCGGGTCACCCTGCCAGAGCATGAGGTGATTGAGGATCGGCCCTCGGTTCAGTGGACCGGCTGGAAATTAGAAACCCTCAGGCTCACCTTTAACTGGCATGTCGGCTGGTGCGATCCGGATGAGCAACTGCTAAAACTCTGGGCGGCTCAGGATAAGCATGAACCAATGCGGCTTGTTTTGGGTTCGGGCACCTGGAAACGGAAGTGGCTGATTGAATCCGTTTCCGATAACCTGACCCACACCGACCCATTTGGGGACACCCTAGCAATTGAGGCGACGGTCTCCCTCAAGGAATCGGGCCGCACTGTGGGGACTCAGGCTAGACCCACAGGAATCGCGGTACGGGATGGGGGCGGGATTGTGGCACTGGCTCGGAGGGCGGCTTAGGCCATAAAAAAGCCCCTCAAGGGAGGGGCGGGGGGGAATTAGGCTACGCCGTAGTAGGCTTGAAGCGCCTTGTCCGCAACTCCGTCAACTTCGCGACGGGTGACCTTGCCGGGGATTGGGTTGAAACCAGGATCCGCCCACATTTGCTTTTCAAGGACTTCAACTTCGCCATCATTTAGCCACTGGCGGATTGCCTTGCTGCGGGCTTTTTGCTGCTTTTTGTCGGCCAGTGTCGGGAACATCTGGTTCCGGAATCGGGCATAGTCGTCATCAGACAGATTTTTGCGGTAGAAGTCACAGACCGCTTTCTGGTCTTCGGGCTTAGTTAACTCCAGAAGGACATCGCAGAAATTGCACCAGGTCTTAGGAGCCTTGAATTTTTTCTCTTCACCAACGATGGAGGTCAGAATGATGGTGCGGGCAGTCATCTTGACGATTCCAGACTTGTCTTTTTTGGTGGCCATTGCTTTGTTCCTTGCCCTTGGGGCGTTTCGTTTTCTTTGATGTAATCATAGTAAATCACATGCTGCTACGCTGTCAACACATTTGGCAAAGTTTTTTGGGAACTCTGGCAATAAAGGGACTTGCCCATGGAAGAGTTTATCGAATACCTCACCACAGAGGGGGTGCGTTGGGATGCCGTGGCGTGGGATTGCTACGGTGACCCCTATGCCTACCCCCAAATCATTGCCGACAATCCAGCCTATCGGGCCATGGCAACCCTACCGGGGGGGGTCCGGCTACAGGTGCGGGTGATTGATGCACCGCCAAGGGAGTTGCCGCCTGAGGAGAGCTTGCCGCCATGGCGACGGGGGGCCGCAGCATGAGGGATCCCATTTTTAGGCTCGGATACGAGGGAACGGATATCACTGCGGCGATCGCGGCTTGGGTGATCACGGTGGACTTCACAGACAAAAAGGAGGGGGAATCGGATGAGCTTTCGGTAACGATCCAAAACGGCGATCGCCGCTGGCTCAATGATTGGTTTCCTGGCACGGGCGATCGGGTCACGTTGGAACTGGGTTACCGGAATGGTCCCACACTAGGGCCGATTACCTTTGAGATTGATCAGCCGGAATTTAGCGGGGCACCGGATACCCTGCAACTCCGAGGACTGGCCACCCCCGTTTCCGCCAGTCTCAGGCAGAAAAAAACCCGCGCCTTTGAGAACACGACCCTAGACCAAATTGCTGCCCAGATTGCCACAGAGAACGGTCTCACCCTTGTGGGATCTGTCCCTGCCTTCCCACTGGAGCGGGTGACCCAGCGCAACCAAACCGATCTGGAATTTCTCAGGCAGCAAGCGGCAGATTATGGGCTGATTTTCAAAATTGAGAGCTGCACTAACTTGGTCTTTTTTCGAGAGTCTGACCTTGAAGCTGCTGAACCAGTGCGGGTACTAGCCCTGGATGATTACCGGAACTATAGGGGCCGCAAGGAATCAGTGGGCACCTACAAATCGGTAAAAGTTCAGTACCTCAATCCCCAAACCGGCGATTTTGATTCTGTGGAGCTGGATGCTGACGGGGCTGAAGTTGCGACCCCACAGGGGGAGGAGGGGGAGACTGAGATTTCCAGCGGTGATGTTTTGAATATCCGAGAGCGGTTTGAGTCCAGGGCACAAGCTGAGCAAAAGGCAACCCAGGCACTGCGACGGGCCAACCGGGGGCAATTCAAGCTGAGTCTAGATATAGAGGGAGACCCCACGCTCTCAGCGGGCAGCAATATCACGGTGGAAGGGCTAGGCAAGCTGAGCGGCAAATACCAGATCGAGCGAATCCGCCACACCCTGCGAAAATCCCAGGGCTACGCTTCTTCGCTGGACCTGATTGGACTTGAGTTGGGGATTGGGGATGGGCAATAAAAAAGCCCCTCAGGGGAGGGGCGGGGGGGTTAGGCACTGACCGCCAGTTTCCGGCTCAGGGTTTGGTGCAATTGCTTCATGGCCAGCCATTCCCTGTACGCCTTATACTCTGGACTTCTGAGGTCAACGCAGCCTAGTACCGGAGACCCTGCCCACTCAGATGGGAAATCTTTCTGACTGGAATCCATCCAGCCTTTCAGTTGCTTGAGATACTCAGACAACAGCCCATCGGTTGCCTTATAGGATCCCCAGCACTGGTTTAGCGTGTGCTGGTGAAACTCAACTTTGTAGCCGTGGCGGTTCAGAATCCCGCCTTTGTAAGAGACATTCTTTTCGCAGATGGGGCAGCGGGCTTTGATTGGGATGGTGGTAGCGGTCATGATTGGTCTCTCTTGTTTTGTGGGCTTCGTTTTCTGAACTGATTTAATAGTAAAACAAAGCTGCTACGCTGTCAACACATTACAGAAAAATAATTCCACAGGGAACTCTCACCCAAAATTGAGGGCTAGTTGTGGAAAACCGGGCAAAACAGAGCAACCAAGATCAAGGCCAGTGCAATCTCTATTTCGGCTATGTCACCGCTGTGGATGAGGCCATGGGACGGGCACGGGTGAGGGTGGATGACTTGGATGGTGTGGAGTCCTATTGGCTGAATATTTTGCAGGGGCGGGTTGCCCAAGACCAAGAAGCATACTGGCTAGACCCAGGGGATTTTGTGGCACTGCTGAGCGATGAGAAACTTGAGGCGGGGGTCATCCTGGGTTGTCTCTACTCAGAAAAAAATCCACCCCCCATTACCACAAGGGATAAATATTACCGACGATTTTCTGATGGCAGCTTTGTGGAGTTCGATCGCTCCACAGGGGTGCTGAGCATGGAGGTGACCGACCGCATCAATATCACCGCTCCCAACGGCTTGCATATCACCAACGATTCCACAGAGTCATCCATTAATGGCAAGGCGATCGCCGTTCTTGGAGCCATGGACAATGACAGCGAAACCAATGGCCCCGATGCCCTGGTTACTAGCGGTCAGATGTGACAGTTGATTGCTGACAGATTTATTCTGACTGCTGCCAAACTGCTGAATGCTGACAGTTTGCTGCAAACAGTGGCAGCATTCAAAAGCCTTGCTCTGTCTAGGTTGTAGCTGACTGCTGCCAATGCTGCCAAATTTTTCGCGATCGCGTTTCAACTTTCATTTTTCCTCTCCCTCAGAAAAGTGGCAGCATTCAAGCATTCAGCCTAGAACCTTTGTGGGGCAGGGCTTTGAGTATGCTGCCAAGCCTGTCAGCATTAGTGCAGCATTCAGAATTTGGCAGCATTCAGGTGGCAGCACTCAGCAATGACCCAGATTTTGGGCTGTGCCAGTTTAGGCAATAAAAAAGCCCCTTTGTGGGGCTGGTCTTTAGCGTCAGTCGGCTGACCTTATTAGATTTTTAGGGACTTGAAGTCGCCACTGGCCAAGCTTTTGGCTACGGCAACTATTTCCCGATCTTCGGACCCTAGCCATTGTTGGACTAAGGCATTAAGGCTGTGGCCCTCATTGAAATCCCGCATCATTGCGTTTGCTGACGACAGGGCATTGATAGCGGGGCTAATGGCAGAGTGTGGCACTCCATCAGCCATTGCTGATGAGATAGCAGCATTAAGAGAATCAATCCTAAGCTGCAATGCTTCGTATGCGGCGACAGAATCCTGAGTCATCTTGCCTCTCTGTGGGTTCATACTAATGGCACCGACTTTTTGCAGGGCTTGCAGTAGTACCGTTGTTTGCCGTTACGGTGCTTTCCATTTGCTGCGGTCGGTTCTCCACAGCAAGGGCATGGGGGGCCGCTGGGGATTTTTTTCAAGACTGCGGCAAAGGTTCGATCGCAGTTCAGGCAGGAATAGCGCAACCGAGGGGTGCGTCGGGCAACTTTGCTGGCTCCCCCGCAATGGGGACAAGATGGGGTGGGTGGCTTGGGCTTGGTTTTCTTGGTCATGAGTTTTCGGGGTTAGCAGGGGGACTTGAAGCCCCTCAAGGGGAGGGGCACGTAGGTTAGTGAGTCAGAAACAACGAAATAAAATCTTCAACTACAGTCAATGAGTCTTGGAACAGCTTGGCGGTGCTAGGCTTCTCTTGCTGGTCCGCTGGCTTCAGTACATCCTCAATCAGGAGGGCTGCGGCCATGACCGTGATCGCGATGAATTTGGTTTGATTGTCAATGGTCTGCATTTTCGTTTTCGGGTAGGGTTTACAGGTCAAGGATAGAGCGACGTGCCACAGATTGAGGCTGTGGGATTGGGGTCCAGCTTCCACAGTGCAGGGGGCAGAGGGTTGCCCATTGGGGTGAGCTGGTCTCAGCATCAGAGGCATTCCCCCAATCCCGTAGGCAATCAACCGAGTCCTCCCCCGGTTGCTCCCGCGTTGCCGGGTTGTAATGGATGCTGAAGTGGGCGCAGTTTTCGCAGTTCATGGTTTCGTTTTCGTTTCTTGGGTGAACTTGAAGCCCCTAGGGAGGGGCGGGACCGTGGCTACAGGGTTGGCAGGTTGAAATACTGCTCATGGGGGAGGTACTCAATACCCTTTGTTTCCCATCGGCGGGTCTGCCCGTCTTGGGTCTCCACTAATTGAGTTCTCTCCATATGGAAGGAGATTTTTTTGTTTTGATAGGTGACTACTGCGGGAAGGCCTTCACCCTTTAGAGCCTCCAGCTTATTGAAGATATTGATGATGGTGTCACCGTTGCCGTTGATGATATCGATCATGGGTTGGTCCTCGTGAGATTGGGTTTCCGTTTCTTGGATGAATCCAGCTTAAGCTAGTTCGGACATCTTGTCAACACAGTCAGGCAAAAAAATAGGGGGTTGCCCCCCTGTGGAACTAGAACACCGGATCGGCCCATTTATTTGAAACCGGGGGAGTGCCCTGGTTTTGTGGCGGGGCTGTTTGCTGTTTGCTGCCTAGCAAGTGCAACCCCGTGGCGTTGACGATGGGCTTAGACCGGGGTGCCCCAGTGTTGCGGTCTTGCCAATGTTCAATTCGCAGAGAGCCGACAATGCCGACTTGGGAGCCTTTCAGGACGTAATCCCCTGCAACCTGTGCGGGCTTGTCCCACAGCTCAATGTCAAACCAGTCTGGGTCTGAATTTTTGACCGGGCGACGGACAGCGATCGTAAAGCTGCCCTTGACCTTCCCGCTCTCGAAATACTTCACCTCAGCATCATAGCCAGCATTGCCTACTAGGGCGATTTTATTCAGCTTGATTTGGCCCCCAATCGGGGTGATGGTATCGGCGGAAATGCTGGCCACTTTCTGTTTGACCCCATCCCGTTCAAAGGCAGAGACCTTAATCCCTCCCTCAACCAAAAGCCATTGCCCCACAGCGGGGGGAGATTTTTTGATGCTGTCCGATTTCCAGGAAACTAGCTTGATTTGGATCGGCTCCTCCCCATCCTTGTAGGCAGGGATTTGAACCAATGCTTCGGCGAATTCCCGCCCCTCGTGGGAACGGAACTCGAAGGGCTGGGCTAACTGAACTGCGGCGGTGAAGTGATTCATTATGCTATCCTTGTGGAACTTGTGGGTTGATCCTGTGAGTTTTCGTTTTCAATTTAACCCCTGGCGCAACGACGAGGCACCGGGGGTTTATTTTTGGTGCTGTAGTAGGTCTCCCGGTTGGCAACCCAGCCCCTCACAGAGGGCGTTAAGCAACACCATGTCAATGCGGCTAAGGGACCGCTTATTTTTGAGCGTGGAGCAGGTGGATAAGCTCCGGCCCGTAATTTGGGCCAGATCCCGGTAGGTGAGGCCGCGATCGGCCATGATTTCCTTGAGCTTCCAGACAATCACTGTGGTGTCCCGTAACTGCTCATTTAGCCTACACCCAAAAAAACATTGGTGCAAGTGTTGACAGCATAGCAAGGCTCGTTATATAGTTGCATTAATGAAACGCAAGACCGCAGAACCCACAAGGAGACCCGCTAATGAATGGATTCAACGCTGAACTAAATGATGAGATTGCCGCACTGGTCGGTGAGTTTGGAGTGAATTTTGTAGTTGCCACAGTCCAGCGACTTGGCTGCTACCACACCGGGGGGGACCACTGGATCTTCAAGAATGTCCCACAGGTTGCAGACTGCCCGCGTGAGCCATGGGACATCGAGCAACCGACGATTCAGCTTTTGGCAGAATTCACCACCGCCAAGGTTGTGGTGGCACTAGCCGACTATCTCAGCGGGCTGCTAGACCAGCCCATCACCATCAGTCGCATTTCCCTAGCCTAGTAAACCGGGGGCTTCGGCCCCCACACTTAACCCGATGGATCCGCAATGAGTAACAGTAACCTAACCCACAGCCCACAAGCCCACGCCATCCAAACCCACAGCCCCACAGGTTTCAGTCCTGAACAAGTGGCGCTAATCAAACAGCAGATCAGCCCCGACATGACTGATGCTGAGCTGGTCCTGTTTTCGCAGGTTTGCCAGCGCACCGGACTGGATCCCTTCTCTCGTCAAATTTTTGCCATCCATCGCAAAGACCGCAATTCCCCCACGGGCAAGAAAATGACCATCCAGGTCAGCATTGATGGCTACCGGCTAGCCGCAGCCCGCACGGGGCTTTATGCCGGAAACCAGTCCTTCTGGTGTGGCCCCGATGGGGTGTGGAAGGATGTTTGGTTGGAATCCAGCCCCCCCGCAGCCGCCAAGGTTGAAGTCTATAAGTCAGGCACAGGCAGAGATCGCCCCTTTGTGGGGGTAGCCCGATTTGCCGCCTATGCCCAAACTTATCAAGGGCAACTTCAGGGGCTGTGGTCAAACATGCCCGATGTCATGATTGCAAAGTGTGCCGAAGCATTGGCCTTACGCAAGGCTTTCCCTGCTGAACTGAGCGGGATTTATACCCGTGAGGAAATGGCACAAGCCGATAATGACTACCAACCACAGCCCGCATGGATGGCAGATCTAGCCACAGAAATCCGCAACTGTGGGCTAAGTCGCGAGCAATTGGTGGCATTTGCCCAAGCCAATGGGTTACCCAGTTCATCGGCGGATTTTACCGCTGAAGATGCAGCCAAGATGATTGAAGCGCTGAAAACGTACCGAATAGCACGGGATGAGGCAACAATCGAGGACACCTACTAATACCTGATAAAAAATGCTGTTAAGAATAACCTATGCAGTGCAGGAGGATCCCGACATCCCCTGCAAAATCACCGCAACCTGCCCTGTACTGGGGCAGTCAGATGACCAATATGAAAAATGCTGGTGGGTACTGATTGAGGGCAATGCCTGCCCATTAATCTTGGCGGCTAGCGACCCAACAAGGTTCTTTTTGGAAATTCGCGGCAAAGTAAAAACAACCGCATCCCTGTACTGTCCTGTGGAATCCGTTGAGGTTGTCCAAGATTTTGTTTCCCCCCTAGCCTGTATTTTGGCAGCTTCAAGACCCCCCAATATCGCCCAGCGGATGCCAGCCCTAGCCATGGGCAGTCCCCAGCCATCTTCACAATCACAGCTTTTCACCTGGGAACACTAACCCGCCAGCCTGTTGCCGCCCCCACTGTGGGGCTTTTTTATTGGGCAACCACTCGCAGCAACACGCCCCCAACGGAGATGGGATCCCGGTTCACGGTGAGGGGGTCAAAATTTTGGAAAGGCTGAAATCCCACAAGCTGACCTCCCTCAAACTCAAATGATAGGGCGATCGCCTCAGTGATGCCCTGCACATCCACGGTCTCCAGACTCAGCACCGGAACCCCAAACACCGCCGCAAAAATCCACCAGCCATTCTCATGGTCCACCAGCTCAGAAGACCGCAAAAACATTTTGGACACAGCGCCATCGGGAATGAACCCCACAAGGTACTCAGAAATACTGGCCAGCACATTCCACGCTCCTGACTCCCCATCCCTCAGGTTTCGCAGCCGCACAAATAAATTGCACTCCACTTCAGCCGACGATCGCCCCTTGCCCAGTCCCACAGGGGGATTGCCGGTGATTTTGTTTAACTGAACGATCACTTCCCCGTTTGTGGGTTCACCATAATCTGAGGATCGGTTTGGCAGTGCCCGCACCAAAATCCCAGCATTACGGAGAGGGGAGAGGCGATCTGTTATGGCTTGCTCTAATCTGGGGATAAACCTCATAATTCCAGGTGCCTCTCAAAAATACGGGTGATTTCTTGCCGATGCTTGTCACTCAAGCCAATAAAAGGTCGGGCTGGCATTTTGCTTGTACCCTCCTGGTGAAATATGCCGTAAGCGGTTCCTGCTGTAATTCTCACCTCTGTGGAACTGGCCGCAGATTTGGCAATACTGCCCACCAATGAGCCGGTTTCCCTCAGGATGCTGCTAGTTTTCTTGTATCTCAGTGTAGATTCTGCCAAACCCGCCCAAGCATCCCCCTCAGGGCTTTGCTCTCTAGCAAAGTTCAGTTTAGTCTCTCTTTCCATGTAGGTTCCCGCCTCCTCCAACGCTGGCCGGAAGTCCTTGGTTTTGGCGATCAGTTTTTGCAGGGCGCTTGATGTGCCCAAGTCCCGCACCGAAATAGAGAAATTAGCCATCAGGTCATCGCAGTGGTTTTGTAGAGTGTTCCCCTGATCCTTTGGCCTAGAATTTGGTCCACAAGAGGGAACGGGGATGGGGTATCAATATCCAAGAAAAAATCCCCCGTGGTCTGCCACTCCCCCGCAAAGGTTGCCACGGCCTTAGACCCCGGAACAATGCCGGGGGGCAAAACTGCACTCTCCCCCGGTTGCTGAGTAGAAATTGAGATCAGGTAACCTTCCACATAAATGCCATCGCCACGGGTGCCCGGTTCTGAGTCTGGGGCTATGCTGCGGTTTGCCCGCTTGAGGTAGCAGTTAGCAGTCACCTCCAAAATATCCTGTGTGGGATTGCCAAGCCGGTCGGTCCCTGGGTTACCGCTAGGGACTTGGAAAACTAGGGTGGCATTGGCGGGAAGGGGGTTGCTCGTCATAGTTCCACGGCCTTGGGTGCTTTACTCATTCCGGCTGCTCTCTCAAAAGGGCTGGGGCCATAGTCGGGTTTTAGGCCATTGGCTTGGAGTTCTGCCAGCGTGTCATCCCTGTATTGAGTTGCAAACCTTTGATCCAAGTCCCAATTGGGGGAAACCGGCAGAATAACGCAACGGCAGCGGGGGTGAGCCGGAACCCGCATGGAGTTTAGGGGGTATATCTGCATATTTCGGGATGCGCAAACCGGGCATAGGCGATCGCTACGGGTTGCCAACCACTGCCCCAACTCAATCCCAGAGCGTTCATACCGTGCCTTTGCCGCTGAATTGTAGGCACTCATCACCTCAGTCCGGGCAATCGTTTCTGCCTTGGATTTGGTCACCCCTAGTTCAGATCGCAATGCCGTCCCGACCCGTCTGGCTCCCCATCCCTGAATCAAGCCTTGCTCCACAACCGCGCTGGCTTTACTCGCAAAAGCCGCGCCATGGCCTGCCAGCCGCCGTACCCCGTCCCGCGCTTGGGCCACAACTGCATCCATGGGGATTTCACTAAACGGCATCAACCGGCGATCGCCCAATGCCGTGGCCAGGTCCCCCGCCAGGTCAGCCCCTTCCCTGTGGGCTGACTTGATCATCTCCTCGTAATTTTGCTGGATGGTCTCCCCTTGCTGTGGGTTCAGGAGTTCGGACTGCTGGCGAATCTCATCCATGATGACTAGCGCCCGTTGGCGGGGCAGTAAGTCGGTGTTGGCCCCGTGCTTCTGGTAGCTGGCCAGTAGATCCCGCTCCATGTCCCGATAGCTTTTGTCTAGCGCCGCATTCACACGCTCGATCGCTCGTTGCTCAGCCTTGGCCAGCGCTGCATCATGCCGTTCTGCGATTGCCCGCGCCCGTTCCCCCCGATTAGCCATTGCCCCACGCCGCTACAGCATCCCAATCAATCCCGTGGGGGGTGAGGGCCGCAATCTCCCCTAGGTTGGCATAGCCACGGGGGGGGCGGTTCTCCAGAATCGCAGCCGCCCGCACTGCCCCGATGGTGGGTAGCACAATCAGTTCAGCCGACTCCACAGCGGTGTTGATTAACTCCAGTGCAGGGCTTGCGGGGGGGTCGGCAAAGGGAATCTCAACTTGTGGAACTGCCAGCCCTGGGTTGGGGCGGGTGGTTGACCACCCCTGTGCCTGAAATGCTGGCGTAAAATCAATCGCGGGAACGCGACGGGTCTCGCCATTTCGATAAACGGTCAAAAACACAGGGGCGATCCTCCTACAGGGTTAGATATGCGAAATAATCCAGGTTTCCGGCAGTCGTACCAGTTTCCACAGCCCGGACGCGAACATAAAGCGCCTCACCCTGAGCCGCCACGTCCATCGCAGCCGCCACGGCTTCACCCTCAAGGGCAATATAAAGCCGGTCAGCAGCCGCAGCCAGTTTCTGAGAACCAACTACCACAAAGGTGGAATTATCGGCGCTAGCTTCAATATTTACGGTCCAATAATTTGAAGCGTCAACAGTCCCGCCAATTGCAGAATGCTGAACCACTGCTTTGTAATAGCTGAGCTTTTCAGCCTTCAGTTCCACAGCCGTTTCAGCGGTGGTTGCTGAGATAGCGGCGGCACTGGGGGCACGTAACTGTAAATCGCCATCAACCAAATCATAGCGGCGGGGGGCCGTGGTTGAGGGGGATAGATTCGGATTGACGGCACTAACAGCCATGGGCGTTTTTCTCCTAAGTTTTTTCTAGGGTTCCCCAAACTGAATAGGGATAAAGTTTGCATCAGCAATAGACTGCCATCGCTGATCTGCCACGGAATCGGGCTGGCCCAATACAGCGATCGCAGTTTTAAGCGTGGCTTGCAGCAACTCAGAATCTTGATTGAGAGAAGCCGTTGTGGTTGCTGAAGTCAGTAAAGGGTTTTGAGTAATCCAGGTATTCCAATCCGAATCGCTCAGCATTGCGGTATTGAATGCTGTCCAATCTGGCTCTGGCAGAGGTGGCACCGGATCGGGTACAGGCTCCCATTCTCCTGCTTCAAAAGCAGCCTGAATTCCTGCCATAATATCTGGCCCCCAATTGAACATGGGGTCAACCACCGTGCCATCATCTTCGGCAAGAATTTTTGAATCGAGATAGAGAATATAAATCATGCTGCTACCAGACGGTAATGAATACTGTGGCTACTGTGGATTGTCCCCCCCGAAGGGCTGCCAACTGAAGAGTTCACTGGCGTAATCAATGCGCCAACTGTATTAGGCTGGTACAGGTTGATGTTGAAAATAAACCGCTCAATATTTACCCCGCCGGTACTGGTAAATATCCCAGTACCGGGGATCATGCTTGCGTCTAGAATCGTGACTGCCCCGCTGTAGCCAATAATTTGAACACGCCTGTAATTGTTGGCATCATAAACAGTTGTACCCGAAACGCCGTTGTAAGTAAAAACCGCATGGGTCCAGAAAGCCCCTCCAAATGTACGGTTCCATGTTCCTAGGGTTGAGGGCAGTCCCCATGTGATAGCTGAAGCGGCCTGACCATTGCTAGAGCCTGTGGACAATACAAACTCATTTACACTGAGCCAATACAGTCCACTCCAAAAGTAAAAACCTTCACCCGGCCTGCACCAAAGTTGGTTTACTGCTGTGGCCGTGGGGATCGCGGATTGAACGAAGTCAAAACCGGACCCACCTGATACCGTGGTAAAACTGATTGCCCCCGCCCCATTTGTGGTGAGAACCTGCCCGTTTGTGCCGTCTGTGGTTGGAAGGGTGAATGTGTTTATAAATGATTGCAGATTGGCATCATAGGCCAAAATTGTTGATCCAATTGCTGCCGGTTGTAGGGCAGTATCCCAAAGGGTTTGCTTGGCGGTTGTGGGGATGCTGTAGCCGGTATCATAGGCAAGAGCCAGTGTCCCTGATGTAGTCACAGGGGAGCCGGTCACGACTAGGCCCGTGGGTGTGGACAATCCCACAGAGGTAACGGTGCCCGTGTTTGCTGTGGCCCCCGACGCAATGCCGTCTAGCTTGGTTTTATCCGCCGCAGCCATGAAGCCATCCACCAACCCGGTCGCCACCCCGTGGGCTGTCCCGGTTGCACCAACATGGGAGAGAGGAGCCGCATCAGTAATCCCGTATCCTGCCAATGTCGTGGGGTTGGTTCCCGAAGTTATCCGGCCCTTGCCGTCAACCGTGACTGATTGGTATGTACCAGCGGAAACCCCCGTATTAGCCAGAGTGAGGGCGATCTCGGTGGTACCCGTGCCGGTAGCATCTCCCGAAACCGTAATCGACTGGTTTGCAGTCAGGTAAGCCGCAGTGTCCAGGGACCAAGTATTCGCTGCTGTTTTCCGCAGCAACCCGGTTGTTCCTGCTAGCCCTGCAATTGAGGTTAGATCCCCATCTAAGGGCTGATAGGTGGTTGCTGCTGTGGAGCTGAGCAAATACCCCGCCACAGCATGGTTTCCCCAACCAAAAGCAGTATCCCAGTTGCTAATCTGTGGGGCCGTGATAGCAGCGGCGGGAGAGGCACTGAAGACGGGATCGGACTCGGTAAAGCTGGTTAGGTATCGCCCATCCAGATCTACTGTGTTGCCGCCTGAAATGGAAAGCTCACCCGTTGCCCCATTCCACGCCAGTGTCTGGCTGTCGCCCCCCGTGGTGAGGTAGCGCCCATCCAGATTTACGGTAACGGTGCCCCCGTCTTGCTGGGTTAGGGTGAGGACTCCGTTGGTAGTGTTGAATGTGGCTGTGTTGATTTTGTCGTTATAGGCTGCGTCCCATTCGGACTGTCGAACCGTTGTGGGGATGCCATACCCAGGGGCAAAGTTTAGGGCAATGGTCCCGGATGTGGTAACTGGGGAACCGCTTGCAGCCAAGCCCGTGGGGACAGATAATCCCACAGAGGTAACGGTGCCTGATCCACCCCCGCCCCCGCCTAGGACAGAGGGATCCAATAGCCTAGGATCGCCCTCAAGGGTTACCCCGATCAGCCCGTGGAACTGGGCCGGGTCTGAGCTGACTGGGCTTAGGTTGCTGAAGTCTGCTGTCATCCCCTAGATCTCCTGAAGATAGATTGAAAATGACCCCACACCATTGGCGACTGTGTTGTTGGGTTTTGAACTGATTTTGATGCGAGTCCTGGGAAAAAACAAAAGGTTTACGGGTCTGCTGTCCCCGTTGCTATCCAGAGCAAAACTGTCTTGAAAAATGTAGGGAGCGATGACAGCGCGATCGTCTCTGTTGCAGGTTGCCCGCAATTGAATATCGTGGAAATGGTTACTTGCTCGAAAAAATCCCCAGTGCCAACAAAGGCCGATATATCCTTCCGGAATGGTGTACTGGCAAGTCAGGCTCATGTTGCCACCCGCCGAAATTCGTTCGTGAATAGTTCCGCCACTAGCCACCCTTAAATCAATATCTCCCACGGCAACGCTATTGCTACCCGTTTCTACAGAGTGCATCCATTGGATATCCCGGCAGTTGGCAACATTAGGAACCGGGACAGGGGTTATGCCGTTCAAACTTATTTCGGTCGCTTTTTGGACCCAGTTGTTATCAAGATAGACAATTCGGACTCGTCTAGCCCCCGTGCCATTTGTGGTATCACTGGCCGAATTTGAGACAATTTCCCATGACTCGTTTCCCACAGGAATGGGCAGGGTGTTGCCTGTCAGGAATTCTGCAATATCGCAAAGGGCTGTAGTTGAGGAGAACCCATCACGGTATCCCGGAATGGTAAAGCTGATCGTTTTTTTGTTGCCTAGATTCTCAGACAGGCTGCTGTAAAGGATTCTCGCCATGTCCAAATCGGGCACATTAAACAGGGGGAAGGGGAGGCCGGTAACAGAGGGGAACATGGCGAGAATCTATAAATTGCAGGGAGACCCTCACCTGTGGGGCAAGGGTCAGAACTTAGAACCTAGGCGGTGATCGGTGCGTCGGTCACACCAGCCAATCGGGCCACGCTGTAGCCGTTGTAAATAGCAAAGCTACAGTTCCAATCGATCCGGGTGCGATAGACCGGCTTACTGTCCAATTCGCCAAGGTCGCGGGCATCAATCCCGAAGCCGCCGCTGGGGTTGCGCCCCTGAATGCCAGTGCAAGCCATGGGGCCAAAGGTCACGGCATAAATGGAGGTGCAAGCCGTTGAGGTTGTACCGTCAGGGCTGGTTTCAGTGAAGGTCAGAATCGGGCTGCTGATATCGTCTACGAGAATCGGAATCCCGCTGTACTGGGTCACGGGTCGGCCAAAGGTGTCCAGGGTGTGGGTTAGGAATCCACCAACGCCGGTAGCCCGACTGGCCGCAGCCATGCGAACATCCCGCATTTTGCGAGACATAATCAGCACCGTGCGACCACCACCACGCTTAACCTGGCTCAGCAGTTCATCCAGCTTGGCTAGACTCAGGGCAGCGCCCCCGGCAGCATTGCTAATAAGCTGCGACCCGGTGATCCGCTTTTGCAGTCCATCAAAGCCACGGGGGTCGTTGCTAGCATCCCCTTTAATGAATTGATATTCCCAGTTGATGCGGCTGGCCTCAATCTTGAGCTGCTCATGGGCTTGGCGCACGCTCTGGCCCTTCATAGCCACTAAAGCAGAATCCACATCTAAGTCACCGCCAAAAATCTTGAAGGCTTCAGATTGTGGGTTCAGCACCCCAGAACTTTCGTCAAAGGATTCGTTCAGACCCCGGAAACCAACACCGGGTAGCTCATCAACGCGGGAATAATGGACCCCGGTTCCTTCCTCATTCTCGAAGGGCACAGCCCCCAGAATCTCACCCGCTGCAAATTCATTAATTACTGCCGCCTTCAGGGGATCTTGCTCGATCTTGGCGGCTTCTAACAAAGTTAAAGCCATTTTTCTACTCAGTAATTGGGCAAGGCATCACGCCCCTAAAAGACGGCATCACGCCATCTTTTTACAGGGTTCCCAATGCGGGGGAACCCTAAGGTAGTTGTTGCCTTACCCCACAGTGAAGAGAATTTTACGGCCACAAATTCAGAAGTTGGGACTGTTCCCGATTTCGTTGACGCTGTTGGGGGTTGTTGCCACCTTGGCATGGCTCGATCACAGGGCGGAAACTCTAAATGCTCAGGAAATTGAAATTTCTCTGGGCACTCAGCAAAAGAGTGAGGGCAAGCCTGTGGATTGGGAATTGGTTTTAGCGGCGGGAACGGTTGTGGGGGGAGTCCTGCTTTGGGCAGACAATCGGCTGGATACCCTTGAGGGCAAAGTTGCGCTGTTGGAACAGCGATGCATCAATTTGCAGGATCAGCTTTCAGCCCTCAAGGCCGACTCAGAACGGCATGGCAACCGGCTTTATAGGGCAGTCAGTCAGTTGGCAGCGGCTCGAAAAAATTCAGGTTTTCACCCGCGATCGCAAATGGCCAATGGAGGCCCATGGCCCACAGATGACCCGCCAACGGAGATTCCCTTTGCCCCCTACGATCGCCCCCCCACTCC